TAGTGTTAATGCGGATTTATTATGGAAAATGAGTGGTATTGTAAATGCTGGAACATTTGTAACTTTGGATAATATAAAGGCGACAGTGACAACAAGTGGTAATAGAGGATTAAGTGTTGCAACTGTGACAGGAACAGTTACAGGATATATTTCAGGTCAATATCAAGTAATGACAGGTGGAGGTAATGCTGGTGCAAGCAGTACAAGTTTATCAACTACTGCAACTACTTCAATGTTTGGTTGGAATTTTACTAGTGAAGGTGATACTGCTACTTTTATTTTAAGAGATAACACAAATAGTAGAGTATATAGAATTATTATGATAATTGGTGGTGCATACAACAATAACTTTATTTCAATAGAAAGATTATACTAATATGGAATTTTTTATAAGAAAAGGAGCGACAGATCCAATTTTAAAAATGAGATTAATTGATGACGGTAAAAATGACAAATCATCATTTAATGATAAATTGGAAACTGCAACTATTACATTTGAGATGTTAGACCCTAAAACTGGAGAATATCAAATATTAGATAGTCCTTGTGATGTTGCTTTAAGATCTAAAAGATATGGTTATAGTACTGATGAAATTTACATAACATATAGATTTACATCACAACAAACTTTAATTACTGGTAAATTTGAGGGTAAAATTAACATTACATTTGATGATGGTAATCTTTTAATTGTTCCAGTCAAAGAAAAATTATATATTAACATAATTTCTTAATACGGGTTTTTTTTGTTATATTTATTAATGAACAAGGCAAACTGTGGTTTCGATCACAAGCTAATACGTCACATTAAAAAATATAAAATATGAAAGAGGTTATCTCTCAGGAAGTTATCGAGAGCTTCTTGAACGGTGGTGACGACGAGTTGTACATCGTCGGTATTGAATACGAGTATCGCACCAACACAATTTACAAAATTATACAAGACCCAGAAAAGGGTAAAATCTTAAAAACAGACACAACATTCACACCATTTATTTGGGTTGGTGATTTATCTAATTTAAATTTTTACAGAGGTTCTAAAGCTACCCAGAAAAAGAAAATGCAGGAGTGTGGTATTTTAATTGAAAAATTAGAAACATACGGAAATGAAAGATTAGAGAATGGAATGAAATATCTTGTTAGAAGTATCAAGAGTTATACTGATTTAATTGCTTTTTTTAGACAAGGTGGATTAAATCCATGGGATGAAGAGTATAGAAAATATTTCACTGTGTTGAATCCAGTTGAACAATATCTAATACAAAAAAAGAAAAGATTATTTAAGGGCATTGATGATTATAATGACATTTATCGATTTGTATTTGACATTGAGACTACTGGTCTTGATCCTTTAACTGAAAAAATAATTTTGATTGGAGTTAAAGATAATAAAGGTTTACAAAGAACAATTTCAGCTTTTGGTGAGGATGGTGAAAAGAAATGTATTGAAGAGTTTTTCGAGATTATTAGAGAATTGAAACCAACTATTATTGGTGGTTATAATTCAGCTTCTTTCGACTGGCCGTTTATATTGAAACGAGGTGAAATATTAGGAGCAAACATTGAAGGTTTAACACAAATTTTTACAAATGAAGGTATTAGAGAAAAAGAAGGTATGCTTAAGCTTGCTAACGAAGTTGAGCCATATACACAGCATAACATATGGGGATTTAATATTATTGATATCGCGCACGCTGTTCGTAGAGCACAAGCAATCAACTCGGAAATCAAAAGTTGGGGATTAAAGTATATTACAAAATATTTGGAGAAAGAAAAACCAAATCGTGTTTACGTTGATGGTGGTAAAATTTCTAAAATATATCTTGATAATGAAACTTATTATGTTAATCCAAAAACAGGAAATTATAAACAAATAGGTGAGCCTGGTACTGAAGATTTATTAACAAAATATCCTGGTAAATTTGAGATATGGCCTGGTAGAAAAATAGTAGAACAATATCTTGATGATGACTTGTATGAAACAATGATAGTTGATGATTCATTTTCACAATCAACATTTTTGTTATCAAAATTGGTACCTACAACATATGAGAGAATTGCTACAATGGGTACAGCAACATTATGGAAAATAATCATGTTAGCATGGTCATATGAAAATAATTTAGCAGTTCCAGAAAAAGATGAGAAGAGAGCAATTACTGGGGGTTTATCAAGATTATTAAATGTTGGTTACTCTAAGAATATTGTTAAGTTTGACTTTGCATCTCTTTATCCATCTATTCAATTGGTATATGATGTGTTTCCTGAATGTGATGTTATGGGAGTACAAAAATCAATGTTAAAGTATTTCCGTAATATTCGTATTAAGTATAAGCGTTTAGCTGGTGAATTGAAAAATAGTGATCCTGTTGCAGCTGAAATGTATGATAGAAAGCAATTACCAATTAAGATTTTTATTAACGCTTACTTTGGTAGTTTATCTGCTCCGCATGTATTTCCTTGGGGTGATATGAATATGGGTGAAACAATTACATGCGTTGGTCGTCAATGTCTTCGCATGATGATTATGTTTTACATGAAGAAAGGTTATAAGCCTTTGGTAATGGATACGGATGGTGTTAACTTTGAGACACCAGAAAATATTGATGATACGAGATATATCGGTAAAGGATTAAATGAATTAGTTGAAAAAGGAAAGGAATATAAAGGCATTGAAGCTGATACTGCAGAATTTAATGATGTGTTTATGAGAAATGAAATGGGATTAGATATTGACTATATTGCACCTGCATGTATTAATGTCTCTCGTAAAAACTATATCATAAAATTATTAAAGAAAGGTAAAGAAAAAATAAAATTAACAGGTAATACAATTAAATCTAAAAAAATGCAACAGTATATTGTTGAGTTTTTAGATGAAGGATTAAAGATGTTATTGAATGGTGATGGAATTGGTTTTATTGAATTGTATTATGATTATGTAAATAAAATTTATAATCAAGAAATACCATTATCTAAAATTGCAAACAAAGCACGTGTTAAACAATCTGTAGATGATTATAAAAAACATATAACTAAAACAACAAAATCAGGTTCATTAATGTCCAGACAAGCACATATGGAATTGGTTATGTTAAACAATTATCAAGCTGGGTTAGGTGAAACAATATATTATGTTAATAATGGTAAAAAGAAATCATCTGGTGATGTGCAGAAAATAGCAAAACCATCTAAAAAAGCTAAAGAAGAATTCTTAGCAAAAAATGGTTATGAAATGCCAAATGATTATTTAGAAGTTAATTGTTATATGATACCTGAAAAAGATATATTAAATAATCCAGATCTTAAGGGTGAATATAATGTTGCTAGATATCTTAACATTTTCAATAAAAGAATTGAACCATTGTTAGTTGCATTTAGACCTGAGATAAGAGAAGACGTTTTAATTGAAAGTCCAGAAGAAAGACAATACTTTACAAAATCACAATGTGAATTAGTTAATGGGTTCCCAATGAAAGAAGAAGGTCAGGACAAGTTAGAAGAAGTCATGACATTATCTGATAGTGAAGTAATGTTCTGGAATAGAGTTCAACGAGATCCTTATTTCATGTATGTTGAAAATACATTAGAATTGGCTGATCAGTATTGGGTTGAACACAATAGAAAAGTATTAAACTTCCAAGCTGAAAGTATTAAAGTGGCAAATGAAGATGAGATAATCGAAACTAATGGAAATGACTTTGCATTCCACGCAGTTGAAATTTAGATAACGTTAATAGCACTTTGAATTGGTCTATACTTAAGCGACTTGTTTAAGTTTTCCGCTTCATTTGCTTTTCTCTCCATCATTTTATCTGGACGAAGACGTTCTAATCTAGCCATCAGTTCTTCTAATAATTTAGATTTTTCATCTTTACCTTCAGTAATTAATGATGAGTAATCTAATTTAACCGAACTATCAGGAACTTGTAAATCACCTGAGAATTTACCCCAAATTCTACCTAAACCTTCTTTGGAATATGCGATTAGATATTTTCTAACCCAGTTCTGAGAAGGTTTATTTAATTTATCCCAAGTTAATTCTTCTGTCATTACATCGGAAGGTAATTTGATAATATCTTTGTTGTCATTCAAGCAACTATCTCTATCCATAGTATCATAGTACCAATACCATACTTGATAGTTGTTACTTTGTAAGTTAGAGAAATCGTATTTACCACCAGGTACATTGTAAAGGTGTACTAATTTCTTTCCTTCTGGACCAGCAGTAATTCTATATGTAACATCTCCACCAATTAAACGGTTTTTGATATTTCTATCACCCATTCTTAATAATAAGTCAAATGCAGGAAGCATGAAATATGATCCTGATGAACCCACCTGAGCAAATCCACCCACACCACCAAATCCAACACCGCCAAGACCACCAAATCCACCCAAGAATGGGTCAACGATAGAATCGGTTAAGGTTGCACGTGTAAACCATAATAACTCGTTAATTTCACGACCAGCGGGAATTTCATATACTTGTTGATTAGAATTTAATGTAAAAAAGTCCTTTTTAAGCTCCCAATCACCACCAGCTTGTAAACCAACAATCTTAGAATACGCATACGTATACTGAGTTTCGTAATCTAAACTTCTAGTTGTAAACGCTCTACTTAATGATTGTGTGTCAACATCTAAACCAATTAAAGCTGACCATTGTGATTCGATTAACCAGTCATTGACATATTGTTCGTATTCAGATATTGACAATTCTAAAAAAGTATCCATTTGCTCCTCTGTAAGTTCAATACCACGAACTGGCATACCTAAAAGGTGTAAAACCTGTGTAAACAGTTTATCTTTCTCCGCTTGTGAAATAATAGTACTTGACATAATTTGCTTTATTCATATAAATACTTTATATTTAAGATATGAATGATACTTTGATCGAACTATTGCAAATTTGCAGTTCCAAAAATTTTGAGTTCCATTTCAAGATGTCAGATGAAAAATTGAATATTTTCAACTTGGATTATGAGAACAAAATAATGAATGTAACTATAGGAGACCTAGAAAGTCCGGATTTACCCACTGTAATTGAGGATATTATTAGTCAATTAAAGTAATTCTTTCAATAGGTCTTTACTGAATGATTCTGAATAATCTCCGTCGCCCATAACCTGGTCAATCACATTTTTCTTCTTTTGCAAGATATTGTAAATTATCTTTTCAATAGTATTCTCAAAAATCGGGTAATAAACTAATACGCTATTTTTCTGACCATATCTATATGCACGATCTTCGCCTTGAGAATGGTCAGCAGGTACAAATGATAAGTCATTCATAATAACGACTTCGGCAGCTGTTAATGTTATACCAACACCAGCGGCTTTAATGTTACCAATAAAAACTTTAATTTTATCTTCATTTTGGAATCTATCAACAGATTCTTGTCTTCTGTCTTTTGACATTCTACCATCTAATACAACTGAATTTTTTTTGTATTTCTCATGAATCATATCTAATGACATCGTAAAGTTAGTTAAAACAATTACTTTTTTACCCTGTTCTATACACCTATCAATTAACTCACATGTATATGGAATTTTTTCATAGGCAATTAATTGTCTAATTTTCATTAAACGATTCAAAGTAACTGTTAATGTTTCTTCTTCTTTTTTGTCATTACTTATGCGAGTAAAATCATCTAATTCTTCTTCATACATTTTAGAATTTAACTCAATAAAAATAGGAGTTACAATTTTTTCTGGTAAATCTAGAATGTCTGTTTTCATTCGTCTAAGAACAATGTTTTTAGTCCTTTCTCTTAATTCATCTAAATTACTTGCACCACTTGTATTCCATACTTTCCTATTACCAACCTTAAATTGAAATCCTTTACAATAACGTCTAACATATGTTTGCCAATTAAGTGTTAAAGGTGATTCAACAATTTTCAATAAGTTGAAATAATTTATTGGTCTAGATGTCATAGGTGTTCCAGTTAATAACCATACTTTAGGTATCTGTTCTAAAACATCATTTAATAATCTAGTTCTTTGTGCTGTATTGTTAGAAATATAGTGAGCTTCATCAACAATAGCCAACTCAAATCCAGCATTAACTAATAATTTGTAATCGTCACTATCTTCACTTTTATCAGTTGAATGATAATTTTTAATAATATCATAATTGATAATGTAAAAATCAAATGTTGATCCCCATTTACGGCCTTCAACAATTAAAACTTTACGATCTGAGTAGTTTTTAATTTCTCTTTCCCAGTTTATTTTTAGAGATGCTGGGCATACAATTAAAACCTTTTTGGCTTTGCTTTCTAATGCTGCAATTACAGCTGATGTTGTTTTACCTAACCCCATGTCATCAGCTAAAATAAATTTGTCATTTGCTAATAGTTTTTCAATTGCAATTTTTTGATGATCCATAGGTGGTCTAGTAGAGTATACAGAATAATCAATTTCTCTATTTAATTTCTTTTCTGGTTGAACTACAGCTGCTTTAGGTAACCACATAGCATGTAATGGTTCTGTATCGATAATTTTACCCCATATGTGAAATGCTTTGTCACTTTCACATAATAATTTTTCACACCATATTTTTTCTGGTGCAATTGGTAATAATTTTTCTTCTTGTATTTTTTCACCAAATGTGCTAACAATTTCAATATATTTTCTAGCAACCTTAGGGTTGATATCTTTATATTTTATAACATATTCAGCTTGTGGTCTAGTTAACTTGAAATTTTTAATATCCCTAAACTTTCTCTTGTATTCCAATAATTGATTATTTGAGCCTTCATAAGACTCTAATATCTCTTTTGCTACTATTTCTGGTATTTTGGTTTCCATATTCTTATAATAATATAAGTAATTCATTTATAAGATTAAACTATTTATTGAGTATGGATAATAAATTACCAATTAGGCGTCTTTCTAAATTTTTTGGTCAAGATGATTTTGACCTTAATATCCAAATGGGGGAAGAATATCTTCATGGGGATTTAGGGATGAAATTAGTTTTATATCGAGTAGATAGAAATAAAACTGATATTGACGACGTGTATGCTGAGGTGGGTACAGATGATATTAAGTATTTTCCACCAGTTGAGTTTTATGGTTTAGTTAAAATAGAAGCACCTAAAAACAGTTCATATAAAAGCGGGTTATTACACTATAATGAACCAGGTAATCTTAATGTTTCAGTTTACACTAAGCATTTGGCGGAATTGAACATTGATATAATATATGGTGATTATATTGGTTATCCAGAATCAGAAACAAGGGTTAGATTTTACACAGTAGTTAATGACGGTAAGGTAATTTCTGATAATAAACACAACATGTTTGGTTATAAGCCTTTTTACAGGAGTATAATCTGTTCACCAGCACAAGACGTAACATTTAGAGGAGTATAATATGGGAATACCTAAAAAAAGAAAAACTAATATCCAGATTTACAAAGGAACTGAACTGACTCAGAGAAGACAGGAGTTATTGGATATGGTTACAAAATCAGATACAAATTTACCAGATTCAATATTGCACGATGATTTGGATAAGGGATTCTTGGATTATATTGTAAAGAATTTTAGAATTACGTCAGATGGTAAAGAAATACCGGTAATTGAAAAGATACTAACAATCCAAAGATGGGGTGAATTTACTAATAACTGGACTTTTTCAGATCAGGATAGTAATATGTCACTTCCATTTATCGCTATAATTAGAAAACCTGAAGTTCAATTTGGTTCACATCCAGGGGCACAAAGAACGATACCAGATAGAGCACAGCTTTATTATGCATCAGTACCAACTTGGAACGGTACACAAATGGGTGCAGATATCTATACTATACCTCAGCCTATCCCAATTGATATTAACTTTACGGTTACTATTGTATGTACGAAGTTTAGAGACTTAAACAAATTCAATAGAAAGGTTATGGAACATTTTGCTTCCAGACAAGATTATGCTATTATTAAAGGTCATTATATTCCATTAATTTTAGATACAATAGACGACTCAAGCCCTATTGATACAATTGAAGGTAGAAGATTTTACATCCAAAATTATAACTTTACTATGATGGGTTATTTGATGGATAGTGAGGAATTTGAGGTTAAACCAGCTATTAGTAGATTATTCACTGTTTATGAATTCTTGAAAGGTGATAAAAAAATAACTAAGAAGTTTGTTAATAAAAATGTTAATGTAACTGTAGCAACTTTTGTTGCCGATGGTACTCAAACAGTTTTTAGTGTTGGTGAAAGTATTGGTACTTTGTTTAATGTGTCAGTAAATGGTATTATTCAGATTATTGATCAGAACTATATTCATATCCCATACACATCTAAAATTGAATTCATACAAACGCCAGGTGAGCCAACATTCCCATTACAAGGTGATGTAATTAGAATCACATATTATAAAGGAAGAAATAGTGTAATATTGGATAATACTGGTAAGTTATTAATGGACGCAAACGAGATATTCACATATACAGGTGGGCCAGCGGTTTTTACAACTCAAAGTGCAATCAATAGCATTGTAAGTTTGGATGTGAACGGTCTTGTTGAAGATGAGGGAAGAGGTTATCATATAACTGGTAATCAAGAAATTACATTATTAGGTACCCCAGTTCCGGGTTCTAAAATTGGTGTGACTTACTTATATTAATCATCTCCGTAGATATCTTTTTTTGTTTTACAGAATTCGTCTATCCATTTTTCAAGGACTTTATACATTTTCATCCCATTCTTATCACAATAATTTTTTAGTGAATCGTGATGTTTTTTACTGATTTTAACGTTTTTCTTGTCCTTTTCTTCATTAGTTGTCATATAAAGATACTTTAAGATAAATAAGGATCTTTTTTGGTAAAAGTCCCGAAATCTTTGCCACAATCAAAGATATTTATAGAAATAAAATAAAAATATTTAACCAAACATTTATCAATGGCAAGTAACAACAGAGTTTTCGTATCTCCAGGGGTTTATACTTCAGAGGTCGATTTAACGTTCGTAGCGCAAAGTGTAGGTGTAACTACGCTTGGTTTAGCAGGTGAGACACTAAAAGGTCCTGCATTCGAACCAGTTTTAATTTCAAGCTTTGACCAGTTTAAGACATATTTTGGAACAACATCACCAGAGAAATTTGGTAATGGTTATCCAAAGTATGAATTACCTTATGTGGCAAAGTCTTATTTACAAGAATCAAATCAATTATTCGTAACTAGAGTTTTAGGATTAACAGGGTATAACGCAGGGAAATCTTGGGGTATTGTTACTTCAAGTACAAATCCTGATTATGATGGAATTGCTGTAGCTGTAATTAGATCAAGAGGTCATTATAGCGGACAAACATTAGTTTTTGAGGTAACAGCTAATACAGGTGTTACATTTTCAGATGTTAGTGGTGTAACAACAAATCCATTAGCTTTATTTAATATTCATGTTAAAAATGCAACAGGTTCAACTTTTGATTTCCAAGCATCTTTAGACCAATCAAATACGCAATATATTACAAATGTATTGGGTGTTAGCAATACTGACAAGGACAAAGGTTCAGTACCAGTATATGTTCATGAAGTATATCCAAACCTAGTTTTAGATTTATTTTCACATGGTTTAATTCAAGGTTTAAGTTTAACATCAGCAGTAAATGCTGAGGCAGATAACTTCTTGAAAGAATACGACACACCAATGTCACCAACTATCGTTTCTGAAGTTCGAGGTGGTAATGTTGACGATTTATTTGATATTATTACAGTTTCTGATGGTGATGCAGCAAACCAATTAATTAAAGTTACCTTTATGAATATTAATATTGATACTGGTGAATTTGATATTTTAGTTCGTGATTTCAATGATACGGATGACAATATGGTTGTATTAGAGAAATTCAGTAGATGTTCTATGAATCCAGATGTTGCGGGTTATGTGGCAGCTAAAATTGGTACATCAGATGGTGAATACGCATTAAATTCTAGTTATATCATGTTAAACATGGCTGATAATGCGCCAGTAAATGCATTCCCAGCAGGATTTAAAGGATTCCCAATAAACAATAATTTTGGTGGAAAAACAGCTGGTGGTGTATTATACAAAACAAGTTACTTAAATTCAGGTGATATTGCTTATACTGGATCAACTGGTACTCCAGTAATATCAAATGGTGATAGATACAAAAAAGTAAGTTTAGGTTTATCAAGCCAATATTCATATAGCTTTGACGCTGATTTATTCAAGTTTAAGGGTAAAAATGTTGTAGGTGCAACTAAAGGTTTCCATTTATCAACAAATGCTGATACTGACATATTTGATGTTACACCATATGATTTAGAGGGTCAAACTGAAACATCAGATGGCCAAAACAAATTGAAAGATCAAAACTATCGTAAATTTACTTTAGCAGTAGCTGGTGGATTTGATGGTTGGGATATCTACAGAAGTGGTAGAACTAATTCTGATCAATTTATCTTTGGTAAATCAACATACATAACTGGTAGTACAACACATGGTGGTGTATTCAGTACAACTGTTGGTAATTCAGATTACTATGCTTATTTACAAGCAATTGAAACATATCAAAACCCAGAAGCGGTTGATATTAACGTATTTGCAACTCCAGGTATTGATTGGTATAACCACAATTCTTTAACTACTCAAGCAATTGATATTATTGAAAATGATAGAGCTGATTCAATTTACATCATGAACTCTCCAGGTCCAGTAGATTTTTCAGGAACAACAGCAGCAACAGAAATTGCTGATCAATTGGATACTTTAGGTTATGATAGTAACTATTCAGCTACATATTGGCCTTGGATTCAGGTTAGAGATACTGACAATGCAACACAAATCTATCTTCCACCAACAGGTGAAGTAGTTAGAAATATTGCTTTAACAGACAATGTTTCTTATCCTTGGTTTGCAGTTGCGGGTTATAGTAGAGGTATTGTTAATTCAATTAAAGCAGCTAAAAAGCTTACTCTTGACGAAAGAGATGAATTATACAAATATAGAATTAACCCAATTGCTACATTCTCAGATACTGGTACCATTATTTGGGGTAACAAAACTTTACAAGTTAGAGAATCAGCTTTGGATAGAATTAACGTAAGAAGATTATTGTTAAGAGCTAGAAAATTAATTTCAGCTGTAGCTGTTAGATTATTATTCGAACAAAATGATGATCAAGTAAGACAAGAATTCTTAAGATTAGTTAATCCTATATTAGATTCAATTAAAAAAGAAAGAGGTTTATATGACTTCCGTGTAAGTGTATCAAATGCACCTGAAGATATAGATGCAAACACACTTAGAGGTAAAATTTATGTAAAACCTACTAGATCATTAGAATTTATTGATTTAGAATTCGTAATAACTCCAACAGGAGCATCATTCGAAAATATATAATAAACAGAAAGGGGTCGAAAGACCCCTTTTTTATTGGACATAGTTCCATGTAGAACATCTTATAAAACTTATAAATTTATTACTATTATACTATTTCTATTATTATTCTATATCTATATTAGTAGTTTTTAGTATTTATTTATTATTCTTTATTTATATTTTAATTATTATTGATCAGTTTATATTATTATTAATTTGTACATTCAAAAAATACGAAATTTTTTTGACAAAATCAAGTACTTCCAATAAAAAAAAATATTTTCCAATACTGATATATTTATAAGAAGTAAAATAACTAAAAACTTAACAAATACAAAATGGCAGATTTACTAATGAAAATGCCGGTTCCTTTTGAACCAAAAAGACAAAACCGATTTATCTTAAGATTCCCTTCTTCAATGGGTATAAACGAATGGTATGTGGCTTCAACTGCTAGACCTTCTGCTAAAATTAATTCAGTAGCAATTCCTTTCTTGAATACTTCAACATATGTGGCTGGTAGATTCGAATGGCAGGAAATGAGAGTTACTTTTAGAGATCCAATCGGTCCTTCAGCTTCTCAAGCTTTAATGGAATGGTTCCGTTTACATGCTGAATCAGTAACAGGTCGTATGGGATACGCTGCAGGTTATAAAAAAGATATCGAATTAGATATGCTAGACCCAACAGGTGTTGTTGTTGAAAAATGGAGCATTGTTGGTGCATTTTTAACAGATCTTAACTTCAATGAATTAGATTATTCAAGAGATGATATCGCAACTATCACATGTTCTTTGAGAATGGATAGATGTATCCAAATATACTAATATTATATTTTTTTCATATACGAACCGATGTTTAGAAATAGACATCGGTTTTTTCTTTTTAAATCTTTACTTTATTGTAGTTATAGTGTAAACTTATATTATGGAAAATTACATGGTCAACCCAACAATAGCTTATGATGTAGTAGAATTACCAAGTAGAGGAATATACTATGACAATAAGAAGAAATCGGTAAAAGTATCTTACTTAACTGCTTCAGATGAGAACATATTATCATCACCAAATTTATTACAAACAAATACAGTAATTGAAGAATTACTTAAAAGAAAGGTTTTAGATAAAGACTTCAATGTTGATGAATTGGTTGAAGAAGATAGACAAGCGGTTTTAATTTTCTTAAGGAATACTGCATTTGGTTCAACATACAAAATTACAGCAACTGACCCTAAAACTGATTTACCATTTGAGTTTGAATATGATTTAACAAACTTGAAAACTAAAGATTTTACATTAATTGAAGATGTTAATGGTGAATATTCATATAGAATGCCAAAGTCTCAGGTGGATGTTACCTTCAAGTTTTTGACTAAAAAACAAGAAGATGAGTTAAAGAAAATAGAAACAAGTTGGAATGGTATTGGTGTTGCGCCAATTAAAACAAAAGAGCTTGAATTTATGATTAGAACTGTTCAAGGTAATAAAGACCCACTTAATATTAAAAATTTTGTGGAAAACTTACCTATTACAGATTCTCAAAACTTTAGAAAATACGTTTCAGACAATAAACCAGGAATTGATCTAACAGCAAATGTAACAACCCCATCAGGAGAAGATATCCAATTAGTAATAGGATTTGGGGTAGAATTTTTTCGCCCTTTCTACTCAATATAGGAAAGCACAATTAGACGAAATTTTATTTTTAGTAAAACGAGGATTTTCATATAATGATATTCTTTCTATGCCAGTTTACATTAGAAGATATTATGTTGATTATTTAATTGAATTAGAAAATAATTCTAACTAATCTATTTATATCATATGGCAAATATTGATTTTGAAACAATTGGTAAAAATGCAAAAGCTGATAAACTTGATGAGGCGCAAGCGATAAGTAGAGCTAAAATAGCTAATAGTGGTAAAGATTTGAGTTTATCTGAAATGAATTCTTTTACAAAAGGTTATATCGGTAAAGGTCTCAAAGATACCACAGGTAATTCTGCGACTGGTGCAGCAAAAAGTATTGGCGGTGGTTTATTGGATTTAGCTAAAGATAGTAACGCACCTGGTGCTCCTGAATTTGTTGGTTTAGATTCTTATGCTAAAGGTATTACAGGTATTATTAAAGCGGTTAAAACTGGGGACGGTGTTTCAGGAATATGGAATGTAATAAAAGGTGTTGCAAATCAAGGTATTGAGTTTCTTAATGAAGAAAAGAATATAAGAAACAAGATTAATGCTGAAATGGGTGTTACCGGTAAATTAGGTAACGATGTTAGAGATTCAATAATGTTATCTGCACCAGCAGCTTATAAATTAGGATTTGGTGTTAGTCAAGTAACAGAAGAATTTACAAAATTAAACGAGACATCAGGTAGGTTTAATTTCATGTCAAAAGAGATTGCTGAAGAATCATTTAAGACTGCTAAAATGATGAATATCTCATTAGCAGATATGGGTACAACTTATGGTAATTTCGAAAGAATTGGTATGGGTTTTAAAGATACCACAGTTTCACTTAATGAAGCATTTACTAAATCATTAAGAATGGGTTTAAGTGGTACTCAAACAACAAAAGATGTTAGAGAGAATTTAGGTAAACTTAATGAATATGGTTTCAAGAATGGTGTTCAGGGGTTAGCGGAAATGTCTAGAATTGCTAAAATTTTTAGAGCAGATATGAGTGATGCGTTTACTTTAGCAGACAAAGTTATGGACCCAGAAGGTGCAATTGGATTAACAGCTAATTTACAAGCTTTAGGTGGTGCAATTGGTGAATTTAATGACCCATTCAAGTTAATGTATGATGCAACTAATAATGTTGAAGGATTACAAAAAGCGATAATTGGTGCCGCTAAAGATTTAGCGACATACAATAAAGAACAAGGTAGATTTGAGGTTACTGGTGCTAATATAAGAAGAGCACAAGAAATGTATAAGATAACTGGTATCTCAGTTAAAGAATTGACAACGATAGCAATTGCAGGACAAGAAAAAGTTCTTGGTTTACAACAACTTGCAATGTCTTCAATGACAAATATCAAAAAAGAGGATAAAGATTTCTTATTGAATCTAGCACATATGGAACATGGTGAAATGGTTATCAGTATTCCAGATTCATTAAGAGATAAGTTTGGTAAAATAGCTGAAGATGGTACAATTCCAATTAGAAAGCTAACAAATGAAACTAAACTTCAATTGGAAAGATATCAGGATGAATTTAAGAAAATGAATCCGGAAGATATTGCTAGAGGTCAATTTACTGCTTTACAAAATATATCTCATGATGTGGCATCAATTACTGCATATGTTAGATCACAAATGGTAAGAAGCGGTGGTGCGGCATTAAAAAATTTACCATTAGAAGAAGGATTCCAATACGCTGCTGGTCAGTTAAATTTACAAACATCCAAACTATTAGAAGGAGTTCACAATGGTCTTAAAATGAGCAATGCTGTTGGTGAAATGACTAAAAAAGCTTTAGATTTTTTAACTGGAGGTAACGTTAGTAAAGCAACAGCATGGATGAAAAAAGCGGAAGATAAATTCTTAGATGAAGAAAGAGCTAGAGAAAAGAAAAAACAAGCAAAAATATTAGGTCCAACAACTGACACAGATAATGATAGATCGTTAACTGAAGAGGTTATGAATGGGTCTAGCGTTGATGATAGAGGAACTGCTATGAATACACCATCAGAAAGAACAATTAATGTTAACCAAACAGTTTCATTTAGAGCTTCTGATAGTATTGGTGCTGAATACGCTAGATTAATGGATAAAAACCATTTACTAAAACAATCATTTACAAATCAAGAGAGTAAAGACTCATATTTGTACGCTGGTTAATTTAATTAAAAAACACATCAAAATTTTAATTAATCTATTTATAATATAAAAAGGAATAATGCCAAGTTATTTAGATTTTGATTCAACCAAAAAGTTTAGGGACTATATTTTAGGTAAGACATTACAACAACCTAATGGTCCACAAACATTTACAAGCAACACTTATGGAATTCAGAGTCTAAGTGAGTTTTCTGACAAGAGTTTAGGTAATGTTGATACTAATAGAACAACAGATTTATCTGTTCCTCAAACAAGTAACATATATAAACCTGAAGAATATTTCATTAAAGAAAACTTAGAAAACTTACCAAGAAGAGCAAATTTGGATTTATATCCATATTTTGTATCTGGTGATTACACCCTTTTGAGTATTGTTAACGCAAACAATTTTGATACTGAATCAGAATTATTTAAGTTTGCTGCTAAGTTTATAAAAAATGACCCTAATGGTCCAGTATATTCTAGAATTGCACAAAATGTTGAAAAAAATACATTAGGTAAAGATAGATTATTGGATGCGTTAAATGGTAATACGAATACTGCGATAAATATATTAACAGGTAAGGAGCCATTAATTGAATCAAACTATTCAATTACGGTTGATAACACATTAAGTGTTCCTGGTTTAATAACTGACTTTTTATCTTTAACAACTGGAATTGAATATCCAGTTTCGATTATTCCTGGAGATGTTTTAACAAATCCATTAAATGTTGATAATAACCCAAGACCAATACCGTCAAGTGAAGGTGGTAAATTATGGCAAGATGTAACAGGTGCATTAGGTTCATTAATTGGTATACAAAGAAGACCAACAAATACTAGAAAACCTTCAGACATACTTGTTGAGTACATGGGTCAAGGTCAAAGAAATAGATTATTTGATTTATTATCATATTCCAAATATGCCCCAAACTATACAACAACAGCAAGATCACAAAACACATCTAAGTTGTTTACATTTGCTGATAATGTTGCACAGGGTGGTAAATCTTTATTAGGTATTGAAGCACCAGCTGGTGTTGCATATATTGGTGACGATAGAGGTAACGATGTTTATCATGCAATGAACGATTTTTATGATCGTCCTGTTAGAAGTAGTTATTATCTTTCTTTCATGTTTGATGAAACTGCTGCGGTTTTATTTCATGATAAAACTAAAAACAAACCAATAAGTGATGGTGGTCCGCTATCAGGTGAACTAACTTGGGTTAGCACTAACATGATAAATAAAATTGGTGAGAAAAATACATATGCACCAAATGAGTTATCAAAGTTACAGGATTCATTATCAACAAAATACGGTTTTAGACAAGATTCAATTTTAGGTCATACACAAGAAATATTAAATTCAATGCCATCAAATGGTGGTGAAGCAAGATCTCACGTTGCAAATGTGATAGATCAAACAAGTAGAATGTTTATTGATGGCGGTGTTAAGATATCAAGAGGTAATGCTGTAAAGTATGTTAGCAAATATAGTGGAACAGAATTAGGTGTTGAATACGGTAGAGTTTGGACTAAAGATAGAAGTTACTATAGTTTAGGTGATACAATGCCATTAAACGATGATGAGGTTAATTCTAAGACATATACAAAAACAAACAAACCATATAGAAGAGGTAACATTAGACAATATAATGCTAGTGTTTTAGATAATACTTGGAATATTAATATGTATCCAGTATCAAATGGTAATAAAACATTTGATGGATCAACAAACATTGTTGAAAGAAATCCAGGTCAAGGTGATTTCTATGCTAAAAAGTATATGTTATCAATAGAGAATTTAGCTTGGAAAACATCAAATAGATCTGGTTATACAGTAAACGATTTACCAGCTTGTGAAAGAGGGCCTAACGGTGGCCGTATAATGTGGTTCCCGCCATATGACTTGAAAGTTAACGAAACTAACTCAGCTCAATGGGAAGATAACAAATTTATAGGTAGACCAGAACCAATATACACATATTCATATACACAAAGAAGTGCGACAGTATCATTTAAGGTTGTTGTCGATCACCCTAGTATATTGAATTTATTAGTTAGAGATCACTTCAAGAATATGACGGATGAGGAAGCTGATAACTACATCAATGCATATTTTGCAGGAATAAAAGATATTGATTTTTATTCATTAATACAAACATATGCTACTTTAGATAAAAACGATTTAGACTTAATCACTGCTTATCTTAATTCAGGTGTTACAACAAAAGAGATTACAACTAATTTATATACATCAACACCAGTAGTTACAGAAAATAAATCAAATACATCTGGACCTACTGCAAATGCTACTGGCGGTAATTTTAGTTTATATTTTGATAATGCAATACCATTAGCTGGTTCTAATGAATTTGATACAACTTTATTATTTTCCGATGCTGCAACAACTTATATATCAAACATAAGTAATGTAATAAGTAACATGACGCAATATGTTAATGATGCTGTAACAAATAATACACCAGATAAAGCAATATTATTAAATAATAGTGCATCAACTGATACAACACAAATCATATCTAATGTTACAAAAACATTAAATGGTTTTAGTACTACTAAAACGGCATATGATAGTAAAATTTCAGAAATTAAAGATGCGTTAAATTCTAATAATGTAAAAGATATTAAAATTGACATACAATCATCAGCATCATCGTTAGGTAAAACTTATGCAAACTACACATTATCAATCAGAAGAACATTTTCTGTATTGAAAGATATGCTTAAAAAATTATCTAAAAATAATGATTTCACTTATACAATACCACAAGATTTAATTAAAGCTTTCAAGTCTAATTGGACTAATAAAGCAAATTTCAATACTCCGTTAGTTAGAACAATTAAGGTGTCTGATTTAGGATATCAAAATCCAGATCCTAACATTAATCCAACTATTACATTTTCATTATCATCTGTGGGTGAATTAGGTACATCAATACCAAACTCTCCTAGCTGTACAAAAGAATATACTACTAATAATTTACAAATATACGGACCGAGTTCAATATATTGTCGTTATAGTCGTGCAGATATTACATATAACTTAATAGAAAACACATCAACAAATAACCCAATTAATAGTACTAGCTCTATTATAAATGTTAAACCTGTTACTAAAACGATACAAACTGGTAATTTACCAAAACCATCAATTGATGTAATGAAAAGGATAATAATGAAAACATTATCTGAATGTCATTATTTCCAAAAAATGGAAGAAACAACACCAGTTGTGTTCAAGTCATTGAAAGAAAAATTGAAATTCTTCCACCCAGGTTTCCATTCAACAACACCAGAAGGATTAAACTCACGTTTAACTTTCTTATTACAATGTGTTAGACCAGGTGATACTATGCCAATCAAAGGTATAAATGAAGCATCTGATTTACCAGCTAGAAATACAACATTCGGCCCACCGCCAATTTGTGTATTAAGAATTGGTGATTTTTACAATAGTAAAGTTGTTATTAGAGATATTAATATAAACTATGATGAGTCTCCGTGGGATCTAAATCCAGAAGGAATTGGCATACAACCAATGATTGCAAATGTAACTTTACAACTTTCATTGATTGGTGGACAGGGATTAGAAACTCCAGTTAATAAATTACAAAATGCTCTTTCATCTAACTTCTTTGCTAATACTGAAATGTATGATGAAAGATCAGAATCATCACTTGTTAATAGTTTACTTGGTGGTAAAAACGCAAATGACTTTACTAAAGAATTTTTAGAAAAGATACAAAAAACACCATTTAATAAATTACCTAATTATGTTAAAACACCGGCTAAACCAACTGAAGGTGTTACAATTGGTAAAAAAGTAACTATCGATGGCGTAGATGGTTTAGATTACACATACTTGGTTGATAGAACATACACATATTTTACCGATTACTACGCAACATTTGTTAATGCAACAAATATGCTGTATCAAAAATATGGTAAAATAATAAGTACGTTATATCTAGATCCAACATATAGAAAAATAAACAGCTATAGTGTGTATACTAGTACAACACCAGTAAGCCTTACATTTGTTGGCGAATTAGACCCAACATCTAATTTTACATATGAAGATGCAATAATAGCATTTAAAGCTGCTATTGAAACTTCAATTAGAACTAATAAACCATCAGCTATTTTTGGATATACAAATTTATTAGGAAACACAACATCTTACGCTGATAATTTAATGATTGAAACAATGGTTAAATTGGTTAATGATAAAATTGACACAATTAATCAAACAGTAAAAAAAGTATTAGAACCTTTAATTTCAGGTAGAAATAAGATCATTGATACATTAGATAGATTAAACTATATAACACACAATTACTTATACGATACTAATTCGGGTACCGCGCAGGATGGTGCTATCATTAGTTTAGAGAAAAAACAATATACACAATATTTGATAAGTGGATTTACTAAAGCTGATTTTGTTGCGGAGTATATTGAACCAATAAATTACTTTAAAAATAACGCTCTATTCCCGCTTAATTTATTTGACAATTCAGTTGACTTTACTAATCCAGTTATAAATTTAGCGACATTAAATAAAATTTTACCTTACTTAGTTTTAGACATTGATGAAAAAACAATGTTTGCTGATTTTGATAATCAAAAAGTTGTAGATGTGGATTTTCAGTCACAAATGAAAGTATTTTATAATGACTATAAATTGTATGCACAGATGCAACCAAATTTAGGTTGGGGGTCTGAATATAAAGCACCACAACACACATCAGAAGTTAAACTTCAGTATGGTATATTAGATATGGTACCTCTTACAGATACAAACGTACAGACAGAATTACAACAAGTTTTATCAGCTAAAAACACATTAGGAACAACATTAAATTTATATAACCACAGTTAAAAATGGCGAATCAATATTACGATAGATATGAAGAGTTTGTTAGTGATGGTAGTTTTAGAATAGTACCAGGTATTGAAATACCAATTAAATCTACAGACAGATATATTCAATATGTAAAATCAAAACATAGAATGGACGTATTATCTCAGGAATATTACGGAAGTCCATTATTTGGATGGTTAATTTTACAAGCTAATCCTTTATTAGGTAGTATTGAATTTGAAATCCCTGATAATTCATATTTAAGAATACCATTTCCATTACTAACGTCTTTACAAGACTATAAAAATGGTGTAGATTTATATTCAACATATTATGGGGAACAATGATATTAACAAAACGGAAAATATATTAGTTAAAGTAGATGACAATAATTTAGTATATATCGATCCGAATAGTGTTCTAAACGGGAACAAAGTGGAAATGAGAGATGTACCAGCAGAAAACCTGATGGTATATGTTAATTTAGAAGCTGACATTGTACCTAGAACAACTCTTTCACAATCAAATCAACAAGACGCAACAAAAAAGGTATTGATAGCTGAAACTCAGATGTCAAATAATTCAATGAATTTCATGAAGAATGGGAAAGGTGGTGATTTTGACACTGCATGGACTGATGCTTTTTTAGTGAACAATCAATATAAAGACAAGTCTGGAAATGACAGCGGCGTTTTTTACAATACAGATTCTACAGCTCAAAGTTTTGGTATAGATAGTATAACAATGAGTGTTAAAGGTTATGCTATTCCACAAGTAACAATTAACTTTACTGATGTTAGAGGTAAAACATTATTTGATTCGCCAAAAAATTCGCCATATAAAATATTATTCCATTTACCTTGGCCGATATTTTATTTGACAGTAAAAGGATATTATGGTAAAGCAATCAAGTATAGATTACATTTAGTTAAATTTACAACTAAGTATAATGAAAATAATGGTAATTTTGATATTACATGTACGTTTGTTGGTTCAACATATGCATTTTTAGCTGATATACCAATTGCGGGTGTTATGAATGCACCATATATGTTTGGTAATGAAATAACAACAGATAATGTAAAAGGCGTAATTACTAAAACAGTAAGAACATCAAAATCATCCAAAGGTTACATATACCTTAAATCTGTTTATGATGAATATAAAAGAAAAGGTTATATTGATCAAAATTTTCCAGTTAAAACATTAAGAGAGGTTGTTATTCTAGCTAAGAATTTAGATGCGACATTAGAAAGAGAAATATTGAAAGGTGATCTAAGACCAAAAATTTTCAACGGATTAAATGAATTTGGTAATAATTTAACAACATTTAACGAAGCGTTGAATGGTTGGCAAAATGATTATTTATCTAGCACATATATTAAAAATGCTAAAAGAGGTAATGACATTTATTATAAATTGAAAGAATCTGAACAAAACAAAGACATACATTTATTTGGTAAGGATCAATTTTCTTTAGAACAACAATTAGCAACTAATATTGAAAGATTGAACAAATCACAAGTTTTAGTGCAAACATTAAGTGATGTGACATTTGATTCGGGTAAATTTAAGAAAGAAATATTTTCATATCTTAATTCATTTGGTTCCGTAAATCAATATGTGGATAATATTGACGGAGTTTACTACGTTAACATTAATGGAATTAGAAATAAGTTACAAAAGATACAAAAAGAGTATGACATTCAATATGACAAGTTTCAGAGTAAGATACAAGACTTAATGAATGCCATAATAAAAAACAAATCTAATGGATTTGGATTTGAGCCAACAATTAAAAACATATTTGCGGTAATCTGTGCAAATGCAGATGTTTACATAAAGTTATTGAAAGACGTACATACAAAAGCGTTTAGCGTTGGTAAAGAAAGAAAAGAAATTATCAATAAAGGTGGTTTCAGTGATGAAACCCCAAATGACGAAAATATATACCCTTGGCCACAGATTAAAATTTTAACCAAAAAGGGGTCACAAAGAGAACTTGTTTATCCTGGTATTAAAAGCTTAAGATCTAAATTACAATCAGATAATGCAAGGTTATGGCCAGAAGTTGAGTTTATTGAAGAATACGAAAAAGTGGCTTCTAAAAAAGTAGATAATTTAGCGGATAAGGAAGCTGGTGCAGATAATGTTAAGTTCACAATTGAGGGAAATAGTGAAAGTAAAAATTCTATTCCAATTTCAACTTTATTGAATATTGGAACAACATCGCCATATTATGATAAATCAATGACAAATGTTTTGTATGAGATTTATGAAAGAGGTAATGCTGTTTCATTCTATGATTATTTTGCAAATGACATTTTGGTTGAAATGGCACAAATTGAATTTGAAAACCTTAAAAATAATTTATCTGAAGATGAAACAATTATTAGCACATTATCTAGTATAACTGGTTTTACAACACAATATAGTGGATCTGTTGTGGATCAGACTTTAGAGTCAATGATGATTTACAATTCACCTAGAGATAGATATCCATATTATTTAGATAATATTGACACAACTGATTATATTAAACAAACTGTTAATAAACCATTTGTAATATCACAAAATGTTGATCCTTTAGAAATACAAGATAAATCATCAAATTATAAAATCTTAAATTCTAGAGTAACTAATTATACAACGCCATTATATCGAGATTATATCTATCCGTTCAATTCTGATAAATACTTATCATATCTTGGTCCACAGTATTTCAACAAAAATGGTAACACTAAAACATATAAAGTTAACAATTCTGATAATATGTTATTTGGTGTTTTCAAGCTTGATACAAGTGAGAATAGATTTATAACAAGCGCTAAAAATAGTAGTGCATGGTTTAAGTCAACACAGATATTTGATGGGGTTAATAATTTACAATATGGAAGTGAAAATAGTAATATATTAAACACACCATATTTCCATAATCAATTATTATACGATTTTAGTAATAATCAATCTAATGGTAGATATGCAGGATCTGCTTATTTGTTATTAAATTCAATTCCATTCCGTGATTTACAAGACAGAATTAATTTAGGTTCCGACATAAGAATGTCACATTTATTTAAGGAATTGGGTGCAACACATTATGTGCCATATCATTTATTATTAAAATGGGGATCAATATATCACAGATATAAAAAGTTTATTAAAGATGGTGTTGACATATTGGGTGGTGTGGTTGATAATAGTAACACAACAATATTACCAGATTATCAAACAATGTTTGTTGGTTCTGAAACAGATTCTAATAAAACAAATGTTTATATTTCTGGATATGAATTTAACTATTACTCAGGAATAACAACCGTCGGTGTTTATCCATTCTATGAAGCGTTATATCATCAAGTAATAAATGGTTATGCCCATTTTGATGTTAACGATTCATCAACCTACGAAAACAATAGATTAAATAATTTAATATATTCAACACAGAAAGATAAATTTGGTGACGGTACAAAATACTACACATCATTTGTTGATAACTCCATGTATAATGGTAATGTTGATCAGTATTATACAATTTTACCATCATACACAACAAGTGTTGATACTGGATTATATTCAGACATAAACATATTGGAACAAACTGGTTTTGGTATTATAACCAATAGCTCGGTTATAGAAAGTCCATTAAGTGATATCAAATTTCCAGCATACGATGAATATTTTGTAGCTGATAACCAAAACGAAACACCTATTGATGGTACCTATCAAATTAACGGTAACTATAATTTATATGGTCAGTATAGAAAAGTAATCGATTTGATAGGAACATTTAGTCCAGATATATTAGATTATTTTGAGAGATTATTTTTAAGTTTTGCATCCGAAAGAGAAAACGTTGAAATACCTCAAAAGACGTTCCCAGATTATATTGAAACTAAAAATGATGAAACAAGCACACAAATTGTAAGTTATCAAAATTTCCAAGAGTTATTGAAAGACATTGTAACTGTTAAAAAACTAGACAATGATCCAGTTGGTGATTTTAATGGAATTTACAATAAGATTATTACAAGACAAGCAAGTAATTTACAAGATATAAGTTTCCTAATAATGTCATATAATAATTTAATTAAGCTTACATTAGGTAACCCTAAAGAACACGATCTTAATTTATTTACAAATTTTGTAAAAGGTGTTGGGTTTTTAAATAAGACATATGGTGAATACGATGAAACTCAATTTGACGAGAAATTTATTAAATTATACTGTGGTGAAGATGTTGATGGTTATTACAAGAGATTCTTTACACAAATGAACATTGGGTATGATGAAGATAGTGTTATGTTGTTTAGACCATTAATTTATATGTACGCTGGTTATGTTAAAGCAATAACAAATAGTCTAGATATAGTTAAAGGTTATGGTGATAGTTATGAAGATTTTTCAACATATGTTACGAACAAGATATTATCAGAATATAGTATGAGAAGATCTGTTTATTTTTCAACATTGACAAATAAACTACAATCATTGAAATACACTAAAAATGATAAGAAGATAACATTAACTGATGGTTATAATGATGCAGTATTGAAATACCAAGCATATGATTATTTCAAGACATTTAATGATAAGTGGACCGCAGGTAATTCAATTGGGCAGAGAAGTTTAATTGAAGAATTTATATTTTTAGATAAAGCAAATAGAGATATTGGTAACTCAGCATACATTAGCTTAAACAAATTAGTATCATTCGAGGATTCTGCCGAGGATAAATTAAGTTTATATTCAGCACTATCGAAATTACTAAACGGTACTGACTTCGATTTAAGAGGTATGCCAGCTTATGTTAATTTCTACGGTGTAGATTATAATAAAGGTGGTAGAATTAGATCTTCTAAAAAAGTTGCCAAAGATATATTTGGAACATTTTTAGAAGTTGATTATCAAGAATCGACACCTAAAATTCTTATACAATATGTTGGTACAACATCTAAACACCCATCAGATATGCCAACAAAAGAAGAGTACCTATTCAAGGATGATGGTTTTGATATTAGTGATCCTAATAATAATCCATTAAGGGTTACTATACCAGATTTTTACAACCCTAATCAATTAAACCAATCAAACAGAGTTGTTGGTTTTGAGGTTAATGTTGGTGATCAGAATCAAAGTATGTTTAAGGGTGTGACTTTAGATCAAGAGAGTCTTAAAAATACATCTGAGTTTTTCCATGTATTGGAAGGATTATCACGTTCTGAGACTGGTGCTGCAACATATGCTGTTGACACACAATTATTTGATTTATATAGATTGAGATCATACACATGCGATGTTACAAGTATGGGTAATGTTATGATTCAACCAACAATGTATTTCTATCTAAAAAACATACCAATGTTTAGAGGTACATATTGGATTACAGATGTAACACATGAGATAAGACCAAATAACATTGTAACAAAATTCAAGGGTGTTAGAATGAACAAAGCAGCATTACCAGATCCACAAGATTCATTCATATCATCATATAGAATTTACTTTGAAACTATATTAAGTAAAGCTATTGCTAAGCAAGCTGCAACAACTCCAGCTGCTACCACTGAAAAATCGGTATCAACAAAATCTAAATCAGCAACAGTTGATATGGGAACTAAAGATAAACCAATACAAGGGGAATCAGCAGTTAGTGATATCGGAATAGATAATTTCTTTGGTGTGCCATATAATGGTTATAATGGTGAAAAATATATACAAAAAATATTATATAAAGGAAAAACTTATTATAAAGCACCAGCTGTACTTATGGGTGGTAATACCTATGCGTTATCAGATAACATTGAGATGTCATTATATAACAAGTACAATGACATAACAATATCTGGAGGTGCAAAAGCAGGAAAAATTCTTTGGGGTGATATTAAAAATAGTTCATCTAAATTGAAGTTTTATTCAGCTAGGTTTATACCTACAGATGGTAATGTGGTTCAGAACATCTATAATAACCTTAGAGATGCTAAGACAACATTCATTAATCCTAATAAAAATGATTTAACTGAAGTTATTGAACCAGTGGTGTATGGAATATATCCAAACGTAACGCCTTCTGGAGTTAACGGAGCAATTAATGTTGGTCCAGCAAATCTTAAATATGGTATTGGATTGTCATCATATCTAATGAAAAAACTAAAGTTAAGTGAAGGTGATATCGTATATTTTAGTTTAGAGTAGTAATAATAGCATATTTAAGATATTTATATAAAAAACCAAATATGGAAAATAATAAGTTAAAGAACAGCATTGATCAGTTTTTAAGCCCAAAACAGGTGAAAAGAACGTCACAGGATGGTATGGAAAGAGAAGAATGTGATTTGGTAACTGGTGAATGTTATACTATCAGAGAAAAAGATGGTATTGTAGAAAGAATTAATAAAAAATATATTACCAACGACGGTAGACAATTATTACAAGATTAATATGTTAGAAAAAAAATTATTAGAGGAAGTTAAAAGATTTAACGAAATCAACAAGTACGGTAAAAAATTGATTAGCGAACAAGCTGCACCAGATGCTGCTATTCCTGATGCACCAACACCTGACGCCCCAGCTCCAGATGCTCCGGCACCTGATGCTCCTATTGCCGATGCTGGCGCTCCTGCTCCTGACGCAGCCCCTACACCTGATGCTGGTGCACCTGCTCCAGATGCTACAACTCCAGACGCTGCTGCTGCACCTGCAGATTCAACAGAACAAATTGATGTTACAGATTTAGTTGATTTAACAAAATCAATTAAAAATGATTTAGATAAACATAAGAATGATCAAGATGCTGCTGTATCTAAAATGGATGATTTATTTAGTAAATTAAACGATTTAGAACAAAAGTTATCATCTATGGATAATATAGTAGCTAAGATCGATGAATTAGGTCAAGAAGTTAAACAAATGAAGCCAGAAACTCCACAAGAAAAGTTGGAAATGCGTTCATTAGATTCTTACCCATTTAATCAAAAACCAAATGATTTCTTTTCACAAAAACAAGCTGAAATGAAACAATCTGGTAAAAATGAATATGTTTTAACTAAAGATGAAGTAACAAATTATCCACAAGATATAAAGAATACATTTAACCCAAACGAGGAGGAAGAAGTAGATGAATATAAGTTCTAATATTAATTTCTTTTTAGGTCTTCAATCACAACTTAAAGTTATGCATTGGCAGACTAAAGGATATGCAAAACATAAAGCTTTGGATAGCACATTAGATGAACTATATGATTTAGTTGATTCTTTTGTTGAAGAAGCGATGGGAAAATACGGTAGATTTAAACTAGAAGAGGAAACTAAAATAATCAGATTAGCTAATTTATCCGAAATAGATATAAATGCTATGATTGATACTGTTTGTGACGCTTTAGATCAATTTACAGATCAATTTGACCAGAAAGATACTAACCTATTGAATATAAGAGATGAGATGTTAGGTTTATTTAGGAAGCTGAAATACCTATTAAGCTTAAAATAAAAAAAAGTTTAACCCAGATTTTTAAGTCTGGGTTTTTTTATGTATATTTTATTATAATCTTATTATTAATTAAAAATCAATTTTATGAGTGTTTTTGATTCAGTTCTTGCTCAGTATGAGAAGAACAAAAATGCCGCAAGCGGTAACAACAACAAAATGTCTTCAGAAGACAGATTGAAAAAGTATTTCACCACAGTATTACCTAATGGTTCTAAAGGTGAAGAAAGACGAATTCGTATTTTACCTACAAAAGATGGTTCTTCACCATTTGTTGAGGTTTGGTTCCACGAAATTCAAGTGGACGGTAAATGGGTAAAATTATATGACCCAGCACAAGAAGGAAAAAGATCACCATTAAATGAAGTTAGAGAAGGGTTAATGATGATGGGTGATGAACAAAGTAAAGAATTGGCTCGTAACTTCCGCTCTCGTAAATTCTATATCGTTAAAGTTATCGATAGAGATCACGAACAAGACGGACCAAAGTTCTGGAGATTTAAGCACAATGCTAAAGGGGATGGTGTTATTGACAAAATCTTCCCAATCTTCCGTAACAAAGGAGATATTACAGATCCAGTTAAAGGTCGTGATTTAATCTTGACTTTAACATTAACAAAAGCAGGTACAGGTAAAGAGTACACAGTCGTTAACTCAATCTTAAACGAAGATCCAGGACCGTTGCATGAAAATGCTGAAACGGCACAAACTTGGATCGACGACGCGACGACTTGGTCAGATGTTTATTCTAAGAAAGGTGAAGACTACTTAGAATTAGTTGCTAAAGGTGAAGTTCCAAAATGGGATGACAATCTTAAGAAATTCGTTTCTTTAACATCAAGTGAAGAAACAATCGCTGCACCCAAGTCTTCTGCTCCAGTAGCAGATCCACAAGAAGATGCAGATGTGGACGACGATTTACCATTCTAATTATGGAGGGGTGGAGATAACGTCAGAAGCCCCATTTTTTAAAACAATTTTATGGCAATAAAAAAAACAGATTTCTCAGCAATTAAGAAAAAGTTTTCTAAAGAAGCTGAATACAAACCAGACCGTTTCTTCGATTTAGGCGACGCCTTTTTAGAAGCAACAGGTTTACCAGGACCAGCAATAGGTCACATTAATATGTTATTAGGACATAGTGATACTGGTAAAACAACAGCGTTGGTTAAAACAGCCGTTGATGCTCAGAAGAAAGGTATTGTACCTGTTTTCATCATTACAGAGCAAAAATGGGGCTGGGAACACGCAGAATTGATGGGTTTTGATAGAGAAGGTGACTACTTATTTAATAGTGATTTTGAGTATATCGAGCAAATTACTGATTATATCAATGAATTGTTAGATGCTCAAGAAAAAGGAGACATCCCTCATGATTTATTATTTCTTTGGGATTCAGTAGGTTCAGTACCATGTAAAATGACTTTTGATGGTAAGGGTGGTAAACAACACAATGCATCAGTATTAGCTGATAAAATTGGAATGGGTATCAACCAAAGAATCTCTGGTTCAAGAAGAAGTGATAAACCTTACACTAACACATTAGTTATTGTAAACCAACCATGGGTAGAATTACCTGACAATCCTTTCGGTCAACCAAAAATTAAAGCTAAAGGTGGTGAAGCAATTTGGTTAAACTCATCATTAGTGTTTTTATTTGGTAACCAAAAAGGTGCTGGTACTACAAAAATCTCAATCACAAAAGATAAGAGAAAAATTAGAATCGCAACACGTACCAAAATTTCTATCAGCAAGAACCATATTAATGGTGGTGGATATGAAGATGGTCGTATCTTGGTAACTCCGCAAGGATTTATGCATGGTAAAGATGATACTGAAGAAAAGAAAAGCATTGAGGAATATAAGAAAACTCACGGCGATTATATCAGTAAGCAATTAGGCGTTAATGTTACAGACGCTGACGATTTAGATGTTGTAACAGAAGAAGAGTAATCTATTAATTTTATTTAATGTCGGTTTTATTAGTTGATGGTGATAATTTATTAACAATTGGGTTTTATGGTGCTAAGAATGTTTTTTACAAGGGAACACATATCGGTGGAATATACCACTTCTTAAACACATTACGCAGATCCTTTGAGACATATCAATTAGATAAAATCGTAGTATTTTGGGACGGTGAAAATGGTTCCCAAGAACGCAAAAAACTTTACGTTCACTACAAAGAAAACAGAAAGCAACGTATTCGCTCTGAGGAAGAGTTAAATAGCTACAGCTATCAAAGACAAAGAATCAAACAATATCTAGAAGAGTTGTTTGTTCGTCAGGGCGAATATGAATTCTGTGAAACAGATGATAGCATAGCCTATTACACACAAAATTCCAAAGAAAATATTGTAATTTTTTCATCCGATGGTGATTTAACACAATTGGTTTCCAATAATGTTAAAATATATAATCCATCGCATCACAAATTATATAAACCAAATGATAAGTTTGTCTATGACAAAGAAGAGATTCTAATTGAGAATATCAAATTGGTTAAAATGTTTTGTGGTGATAGCTCTGACAATATTGCAGGTATTAAAGGAATGGGTGTTAAAAGAATGACAGCTTTGTTTCCAGAATTGAAAACTGAAAAGTTAACTGTAGGCCAGATTGTTGAAAAAACCAATAAGTTGTTTGAGCAGGATAAACACAACAAAACCTTAGCTAATCTTCTTACTGGTGTAACCAAATATGGTGTCTTTGGAAATGAGTTTTTTGACATTAATAATAAGATAGTTAATCTAGACACCCCATTTTTAACAGAAGAAGCTAAAAACTCAATAAAAGATCTAATAAGTGAAAATTTAGATCCTGAGGGAAGAAGCTACAAGAACACAATGAAAATGATGATGGATGACGGATTATTTAACGTCTTACCAAAATCAGACGATGCTTGGATCAGATTTTTAGATCCATTCTTAAGGTTAGCAAGAAAAGAAAAAAATATAATAAAAACAAGAACAATTAAAATTAAAAACTATGAGTAGAGATCAATTTGACATTACCAAATTTGAATTTTTATTAACTTTAGAAGGTAATATTATTTGCCAAAGATACTTCAACGTTAAAGATCACGTTGACCAATCAAGAAGATCATTAGATCTTCACTATTATGTAAAAAATATTTGTGAAGAAATTTCGGAAGATTTGAAAATAAAAAGTTCCAATTATCTATGCGAAAATCAGAATTTTATTCTCAATTCAGAGAATGTGGAAGAAGGTGCAGAAGAGAAAAAAGAACATTTTTTATTGGAAATTAAGTTAGGTGAAGATGTATTTATTTCTAGAATATTTCCAGCGTACTACTACCACCCAAAGGTTAGATATACCGTTGATATTCGTCCGAAATTGAAGAGCATTTTGTCAGAATTAACTGACATTTTATCTTCAACAGAATTGGAGACATCGTACTTACAGTATGAGTTATAATTTTTAATTTTATATATTAACAAACATTATGGAAGAAAGGAATTTTGGTTATTTAGGATTTTCATTTCAACAGTCTTTAATCAAAGCGATTGTTGAAGATAAGAAATATGGTGAGACAATCATCGATGTAATTGACAGCAAATATTTTGACAATACGTCATTCAAGTATATCATGGAGAACTTGAAAGAATTGTACAAGAACTACAACAAAATTCCCGATTACAATACTGTAGCGCAGAAAATTATGGCGGAAGGTGTTAATAAAGATAATGCTAGAAAGCATATTGACACTTTAGAAGCAATACAAAAAAACGAACAAGATATTGAATATGTAAAAGATACGGCCTTGAACTTCTGTAAACAACAAAACTTGAAAAAGGAGTTGAAGGTTGTATCAAACATAATTGAAAATGGTGAGTTTGAGTCATATAGTAAGATTGAACAAATAATCCAAAAAGCGATGCAAGTTGGTATCAGTAATGATGAAGCGGTGTCAGTGTTTCACGACATTGACGGTGCTTTAGAGGCTGATTACAGAACTCCAATTGCAACTGGTATTATTGGGATTGATAACTTGTTGAAAGGCGGTTTAGGTATTGGTGAATTGGGTGTTGTATTGGCGCCAACAGGTACTGGTAAAACAACATTATTAACTAAGTTTGCTAACACAGCATACAATCAAGGTCATAATGTTGTGCAAATATTTTTCGAGGATAATCCTGGAAATATTAAAAGAAAGCACTACACAATTTGGAGTGAAATTGCACCAGATGATCAACCAGAATTTGCTGAAATAGTTAAGGAAAAAGTAACAGAAGCACAATCAAGATCTAAAGGTAGTATTAAGTTATTGAAATTACCTAGTGATAATATCACAGTATCAGAAATTAAATCTAAAATTAGAAAGTTCAATTCAGAAGGACCTAAAGTAGATTTATTATTGATTGACTATGTTGACTGTATTTCACCAGAAAGAAGCACCTTTGGGGAAGAATGGAAAGGTGAAGGTTCAATTATGAGACAAATTGAAGCGATGACATCTGAATTTGAGATGGCTATATGGACAGCAACACAAGGTAATCGTGAATCAATTTCATCTGAAGTTGTAACTGGTGACCAAATGGGTGGCTCAATCAAAAAAGCGCAAATCGCGCACGTTATTTTATCTATTGGTAAAACATTAGAACAAAAGGAACATAATTTAGCAACATTAACTCTGCTTAAATCTCGTATTGGTAAGGATGGTGTCGTATTCTCAAATTGTAAATTCGACAATCAATATTTGAAGATTGATACTGAAACACAAAGTACATTGTTAGGTCACGAAGAACAAAAGACACAAAACAATGCGACGAAAGCAAGAGAGGCGTTTCTTAAACGTCAGGAAATGTTGAATAGATAATAATAAAATAAAACATAAATTAGGAACAACAAATGCAGAAAGGTAAAAAGTTTCTGAGTGATCTGAAATTGCATTCAGATTACTTCAAGTGGATTGAAAATGAAAGTAGGTACGAGACATGGTCCGATGCCTGCGAGAACATAATTGACGGACATAGAAAAAAATATGTGAACTACGCAGATGCGATAGAACCATATTTACAAAGTGCTGTTGAAAGTATGAAAGATCAAGCTGTATTGGCTTCGCAAAGAAATTTGCAATACAGACATGAACAAATTATGAAGCATAATACGAGAATGTTTAACTGTACATCAGGACACATTGCACGTAATAGAGTGTTTCAAGAAATTTTTTATCTTGCTTTATCTGGATGTGGATTTGGTGGGGGTTTATTAATTCCATTTGTTAATAACTTAAGTAAATTAGAAAAACGTACAAAGGGTACTAAAACATTCTACATTGAAGATTCAATTGAAGGATGGGCAGATTCATTAGGCGTTTTATTATCATCTTATTTTGTTGACGATCAACCATTCCCAGAATATGCTGGATATGAAATTAAATTTGACTATTCGTATATCAGAGAAAAAGGTGCGTTTATTAGTGGTGGATTTAAGGCTCCTGGTCCAGACGGATTGAAACAATCATTAGAAAAGATTGAAACATTAATTGAAAAATGGATAACAACTGAAGGAAATAAAATCAGACCAATTTTAGCATTTGACATTATTTGTCATTCAGCTGATGCGGTTTTATCTGGCGGTGTTAGACGTTCGGCATTGAACATGATCGTTGATCCAAATGACGATGAAATGATTCACGCTAAAACAGGTAACTGGAGAATGGAAAACCCACAAAGAGGTAGAAGTAACAACTCCGTTATTTTATTAAGAAGTGAAGTTAAAAAAGAACAATTTGATTACTTAGTTAAATTAAACGATGGTGCCAACGATATTGGATTTGTATTTGCAAATAGTTGGTTTGACATGTTCAACCCATGTTTTGAGATCTTGAAAATTCCAGTATTAGATACAATTGATTTTGGTAAAATCAAATATGACGAAGTAGAACAATATGTAAAAGATAATAAAGGTAAATTTGGTATTCAAGGTTGTAACTTAACTGAGATTAATGCTGAAAAAGCAACAACTAAAGAAAAATTCTTGAAAGCATGTAAAGATGCGTCTATCTTAGGTACATTACAAGCTGGATATACTGATTTCCCTTATTTAGGCCCAGTTAGTAAAGCTATATTTGAGAGAGAAGCTTTATTAGGTGTTAGTATTACAGGTTGGATGAATAACCCTAAATTATTCAATGCTGAATTATTAGAAGAAGGTGCTCAAATGGTAAAAGACACAAATAAAGAAGTTGCTGCTGTTATTGGTATTAACCAAGCTGCTAGAACTACTTGTGTTAAACCATCAGGTAATGCATCAGTTGTATTAGGAACTGCATCAGGTATTCACCCAGAGCATTCTGAAAAATACTTTCGTATTATGCAATTGAATAAAGAAAGTAACACAGCAAAATGGTTAGTTGAAAATATGCCATTCTTATTAGAAGAAAGTGTATGGAGTTCAACAAATTCTGATTATGTTGTATTTGTTCCAGTTGAAAATCCTAAAAACGGTTTATTCAAGAAAGATATGAAAGGTATCAAGCATCTTGAATTGATTAAATTAGTTCAACAACATTGGGTAAATGCTGGTACTAATCCTGAGTTATGTGCTTACATGCCAGTTAATCATAACACATCTTGTACTGTTATTATTGATGATAAAGATGCTATCGTAGAATACATCTGGGAACAAAGAGATTTCTTCACAGCAGTATCATTCTTAGGTGACTACGGTGATAAAGATTTCAACCAAGCACCATTTACATCAGTATTAAATTTAGAAGAAATCGTATCTTCTTATGGTAAAGGTTCAGTATTGGCGTCTGGTTTGATTATCGATGGTTTACACTACTTTAATCAGAACTTATGGTTAGCAACTGATACTTTATTAGACGATTCAATTCCTGTTACTGGAACTAGAGAGCAAGTATTATTAAAGAAATATTGGATTTCTAGAGCTAAGAAATTCGCTAAGAATTACTTTAAGGGTGACATGAAGAAAATGGTTTATTGCTTAAAGGATGTGCATTTATTCTATAAGTGGGAAACTATTACACGTCAATTCAAGGAAGTTGATTTTGGTTCTATCTTAAGCGCCCCAGAATATAAAGACATAAGTAACTATGCAGCTCAAGCTTGTAGCGGTGCAGCATGTGATGTAACATCAATATAATGGGAGACAATTTAGTACAGAATATAATTAACGGAATCTATGGTTCAATAAAAGTAAACAGATGATAGAAGGGGTTGATTATTATATAGACGAGGAGTCAGGACTTATGGTTCTGACTTCTCTTTTTTTATTGAAAAGAGGGTATTGTTGTTCTAATGGGTGTAAAAGCTGTCCATATGACCCGCCACGTGAAATAAAAGGAAATACTAAAGTAAAAGAAGATACATAACCATTTTACTTATTTTTATATTTATATCATATGGCAGTAACATATGGTATAGATTTCCCGTTTAGGGATAGTTCAGAAGGTAAGTTTTTACAAATGACGAGTAGTCCTGAAAAGGAGATTCGCGCAGACCTTATTCATTTGTTGTTAACAAAGAAAGGAAGTAGATATTTTTTACCTGACTTTGGAACAAGATTATATCAATATATCTTTGAGCCAAATGATGCAAACACTTTTGCTTTAATTGAAGGTGAAATTAGAGACGCAGTTTCCAAATACATTCCAAATTTAACAATAACAACAATAGAAGTTATTTCAGCTGAAGATGATCCAAATCAAGCTTATTCTATTGCTGAAAATGAAGATAATAGACTTTTCAGAGTTTCTGACATGTCAAACAAACCATATACAGCTGTGGTTAAAATAAGTTACACAGTTAACGCAGGTGCATTTAGCACATCTGATTTTATTATACTAAACATCTAATATGAGCAAGAAAATATCATACGCAGTAAGGGATTTTGCTAGTTTAAGAAGTGAATTAATCACACTTACATCACAATACTATCCTGATTTAATAAACAATACAAATGACGCATCAATATTTTCAGTATTGTTGGATATGAATGCTGCTGTTGCCGATAACTTGCATTTTCATATTGACAGAGTTTGGCAAGAAACAATGTTAGATTTTGCACAGCAAAGACAATCTTTATATCACATTGCAAAAACATATGGTATTAAAATCCCAGGTAATAAACCATCAGTAGCGCTATGTGATTTTTCAATTGTTGTTCCAGTAAGAGGTGATAAGGAAGATGAAAGATATCTTGGTTTATTAAAATCAGGTGCTCAAATATCAGGTGGCGGACAACAATTTGAGACAATGGATGATATTGATTTCTCAGACCCATTTAATAGTGCAGGACAACCAAATAGACTTAAGATACCTAATTTCAACGCTAATAATGATTTACAATCATACACAATAACTAAAAGAGAAGCTGTTGTAAATGGTGTTACAAGAGTATATAGAAGAGCTATTACAGATTTAGACCAAAGACCTTTCTTGAAAATTTATTTACCAGATCAAAATATATTAGGTGTAACATCGGTTATACATAAAGAAGGGACAACATTTGGCGCAAACCCAACATCTGCAGAATTTTCTTCATCAACAAACAAATGGTATGAAGTTAAATCAATGATTCAAGATAAAGTTTTTGTTCCAGATCCAACTGGCGTATCAGATAGTCATAATTTTAGAGCTGGAACATATATTACAGTTGATAATAAATTTGTAACTGAACATACACCAAATGATTATTTTTCATTAACATTTGGTTCAGGTAATGTAAATCCATTAGATAATTTGGATAATTACATGAATGGCGCAATGAAAGTAAATTTAGCAACTTTCTTAAATAACACATCATTAGGTGCTATTCCTAAAGCTGGAACAACCTTATTTGTAAAGTATAGAATTGGTGGTGGTAAAGACTCAAATTTAGGTGTAAATGTTATTAATAGTGTTGACAACGTTGAATTTGATGTTAATGGACCTAGAGATGATTATAACCAACAAGTTATTAATTCATTACAAGTTACAAATGTTACCCCTGCAGTTGGTGGTGCAGATCAACCAACAATAGAAGAATTAAGAAATATGATTTCTTATAATTTCTCAGCACAAGACAGAGCAGTTACATTAAATGATTATAGATCTCTTATTGAGACAATGCCTGCACAATATGGCGCGCCAGCTAAGGTTAGTGTATTAGAAGAAGATAATAAAATTAAAATTAAATTATTATCTTATGACACAAATGGTAATTTAACTGACACTGTGTCAAATACATTGAAAAATAATATTTTAGAATATCTTTCTGATTACAGAATGATTAATGACTATATTGATATTATATCTGGTGAAGTTATTGATTTATCATTAGACATTAGTGTTACAATAGACAAAAATGAAAATCCAACAGATGTAATGAGATCAATTATAAGTGGTGCAACAACATATTTTGATACCTCAAGTAGAAAAATGGGTGACCCATTATTTGTTGGTGATTTCCAAAGAATGGTTGGTCAGATAAATGGTGTTGTGAATGTAACAGAAATTAAAGTTTACAACCAAATTGGTGGACAATACTCATCATCTGAGGTTGCGCAGAACTATGTTGATCCTGTTACAATGGAAATACAACAAATTGATTCAACAATATTCATGTTGAAAAATCAAATTTATCAAGTTAGATTCCCAAGTAGTGATATCCGTGTAAGATTCAAGACATTAACAACGACTACATACTAAAAAGATTTTTAGTTATAATAGTAGAAAATTGGGTTTTTTCTATTTATAGTTAATGGCACAGCAACACAGAATTCGTAGAATTAATACAGAAGTTGGTAAAGACAAAAAGGTAACTGTTGAACTTAACCAGGACTTTGATTTAATGGAGATTTTATCCCTTAAATTTAGTCAAGTTCAAGCGTATACATCATTTTGTTCTGACTATGGTGTTGTATGTGGTAGAATATCCGTAAATAACGGTTTAGGTATACCAAATGCAAGAGTTTCCATATTTGTACCATTAAAGGATAAGCACGTAGATGACCCCGTTATTTCGGCTTTATATCCTTATACACAGGTAACAGATAAAGATCAAAACAATTATCGTTACAATTTACTTCCAGCTAGACAACAACATGGTGGTCATACACCAACTGGTACATTTCCAGATCAATTAGATATATTAAATAATGAGGCTATTTTAGAGGTTTATGAAAATTATTATTCATTTACTGTTAAAACAAATAGCTCAGGTGACTTTATGATTTGGGGTGTTCCATTAGGTACTCAAACATTACATGTCGACGCTGATTTATCAGATATTGGTTGTTTTTCACTTAGACCTTATGATTTTATAAGACAAGGTAAGGGTGTAGATAGTTTCAAGAACAAATACACATTTAAGGCATCTGAAGATTTAAGTTCACTACCACAAATTGTATCGTTTGATAAAACCATTGAAGTTTATCCATTTTGGGGAAATGAAGATTTTTGTGAAATAGGAATTAGTAGAGCAGATTTTGATTTATCTGAAAAAGGGGTTAAAATACAACCAAAAGCATTTTTATTAGGTGGTGTTTTCACTGATGTAGAAAAAAATTCAGTTAATAAAAATTGTACACCACGTCAAAAAATGGGACGTAAATGTGATATGAAAACTAAATCTGCAAAGATTGAAGCTTTACGTTACACACCACAAAAAGATACAAATAATCGACCAATAATTGAAGAAGTTGATTTACATGAAGATGTTCCGGATGACGGTTCATTTGTTTTTCCTTTAGATATGAACATGGATTATCTTTTCACTAATGAATTTGGTGAAAATGAAATTACAAATGATCCGAATAAAGGAGTCCCAACCTCAGCCTGTTATAGATTGAGGTTTAATATGAACGATAATGGATTGGATAGAGTAAGAGCTAATGCTGATTATTTGATTCCAAATATTAGAGAATATAATAATGATGGTGTAATTGATGATAGTTCTTATTATTTTGGTACTGAATGGAGTGGATACCCACAGAATGCTATAAGTTTAATGACCAATTTTAATAATAGTGAAGCTAGTTATGGTTATTATCCACAAGATTATTTTTATAGGTTCAATTATAATAAAGTTTATACAGTTTCATCATTTCATAGTCATTTTATAGGTTCTAATGCCATTGGTACGGTAGGATTTGCAAATATTAATGAAGCACACCCTGCGGAAGAAGAAGATTGTGGTGATAAATTAACACCACCTACAAACTTTGGTAAAAAAAATTATACATTTACATTATTGATTGCAGATTTTTTATTGGCATTAGATTTCGTTATTAAATTTTTAACATTACAATTTTTAAATTTTGTTGTTTTAATTTTGAATACGGTTATAGAAGTTCTGATAAGTGTGACCTCTGGAGGTCGAGGTTTGAGAGATAATTTGGATGAGTTTCAAATAAATAATACAACAAAATTAAGTTTAATTAATTATCCAGAATGTATCGAATGTTCAAGTGAAACTTCTACTGTTGGCGGAGGAACAAACACTAATCAATTTTATACTGAGAGTGGATGTTCACTTTATGATTTATTATATGATGAAACTTTAGCTACAGGTTATTTTATAACTGATAATACAAATACTAATCAATACACTGGTTGTAATACCTCAGACCATGGTTATGGTGGAGATATAGGGCCTTCTCGTTGGGTTCCGGCAAATATAGGGAGAAGATATGTACCTACCTTGGAAGGTCTTACTAATTATAATTTGATTTCAACAGCCATCTATGCGGATGGTACGCATAGATCTGCCGATCCTGTAAATAAACAAAGCGGGGGAAATGCGAGTGATTTCGGTCCATTATCTACAGGAGTACGAGATATTGGTTGTCATGGTTGGGGTTACCAAGGTGGTCCTGTTACTCCAAGTGGAAGAAGTGAATTTAGAAATGGTGTTTTTTATATAATACCTGGTACACAAACACCAGCTAAATTAACTGGTGTTTTATTTGAATGGTATAGAAGAAAACGTGTTGGTACTTTATTTTGTGGTGGAATTGTAAATTATGGATTCGTTGATAATTGGTTATCAGGTTCATTATATTTTCCACAATTAAAAATTAAAAAATTATCACGTGCAGTACAGGCAGGTGTCGATGGAATCGCTCATTATTGTAGAAATATTGCGCATCTTGTTATTGGTCAAGGTAAATTATATTATAGATCAGCGTCATTTGACGGAACAAATTTCAATCCGAATAATCTAAATAGACCAACTACATTTGTTGATTTAGGTCCAAGAGACGAATTCATAAAAGAAATTTGTGTAGACCCAACACTAGATCCAAACTGTTCAGTTGCACGTTCTATTGGTCAAACTTCATATCACGATTTGGGTGAATTATTAGGTATGGCAATAAATTATAGAATGGATATTGCAGGTGCAAATGGTAATATTGATATGTTTTTCCAAAATTCATCATTCTTCACGAATGAAGTGTTAGACGGAGACATTTTACAATTACTTTCTATTAATAATGAAACAGGTATTGAAGGATTCGATTTAGAAAATCCAAAATATATTGGTTACCAATTCAATCATTTAGATCCAAAATTGAATCAAAATTTTTTCAAGGTTAATGGCGATTATGGTCCATTACCTGTAACGTTAGAATTAAATGAAGATGGATATAGAATCAGAACTTGTTTAAATGAAGGAACACATTATGATTTCAATACACCACCTAATTTAGTTGAAGGTAGATTAACAGAATCTTCACAACCAGTACCATTTTATCTTTGGGATAAAAAGGGTGAAGGATTTGGTAATTCAGGTTCCAATAAAAATAATCAAGGCTGGGATTATAGTACTGTTGAATTACAACCTTTACAAGGTATGACATATGGTTATAACATAAGTGGAACTCCAAATAACGATAGTGATCAATATGCATTATTACCAATTACAAATACCAATAGTGGATTTACATTAGCTAATCTAAATTTAACAGATCAAGTTGAGTTTGAGACAATTTCTAATATTGATAAAACTTCTGATAGTAATTTTGAGTATCCTGGCTACACATATTTGTATGTTACTGGCGGTACAGTAAATGGTGTTACTGGATTAATTAGTCCTAATGATAGTACACCATCAGGTGTTTTATATATTAGAGTTGGACCAAATAGTTATAATACAAGTAATGTTGTTAATGGTTGGCAAACAATACAATGGAATAGTAATTTCGATATTATACTACCAGCGAGATATGATTACTATAATGGTAGTAAACAAATTCTTTCAACACCATTCCAATTTTATTTTGGACTGATAGCCGGCAAAACCGGGCTTGATAAATTTATTGACCTATTTGGTCCGAAGGGAGCGTTCCCACCAGTTGAATAATGGAAGAGAATAAATCGATAATATTACCAAGTAAAGAATACGCTAATGCAATATCTAAAGATCTTGATGTTAAATTAGAATTAGAATCTAGTCAAAATTTAATGCGTCTTGGTGATCGAGATATTGTATTAAATCTAAATGATTTATTTGGTTCTGAAAGAACACAAAGTATTGATTATAAAATATTTGGTAAACTAAAAATGATTTTTAGAAACATGTACACTGGTGGTACATCTTTTAGTTATTTAGAGGAAAAATTATTTTTAATAGGTGATGGTAGTACAGGTTTTTTTGAGGGTTATCTTCCATATGATGAATTTGCTTTTTTAAGAAGAGATGTTGTTAGACAAATTACAAGTTTTACAAATGTTAACGGTGTTTATACTGGAACAACTGTAACAACAGGTGATACTAGATATCAAACTGTTACACCTATTGAAGCTCCTTACCATAACTGGAATTTATATTTGACATATGCATATAGTGGTGACACTAATTACCCTATGACATACACATTAAGTGGCGGAACATATCAAAGCTTTGTAGCTTCTGATGGTATACCATTTAGAATATCTTTTACTGGTACAACATATTTGGAATTAACATCACCAGTTGAACATGGTATGAATGCAGGTGAGTATGTATTTTTTTCAGGTATAACGACACCATTTTACATTAATTCTGTTGGTAACGAAATTTACAACTCAGAAAAATATGTTATTAATTTAGCATTAGCACAAATACCATCTGGGACGACATTTAATACTATTATGATTGGTAAAAGATGTTTAGACCTAAAAAATATTACAGGAAGTACATCACAATATTATGTTCACAGATTGAAGACATTAACTAGTGTTGATGATTATATTATGGATAATGTTGGATTTGAGACACCAGTATTTGTTGATGAAAAGAAAATCTTATTCCAAAATGCTGTGGGTACAAATGATGTGGTTGTTGAAAGAAATAGAATGGAATCTGTTTTATTTGATTTCAAGAAACCATTACAATTAACTGGTTTTACCAATAATCTTGGATATACACCAACAGAAGTTTTTGTTAGTGTAATTTTTAGAAATGGTGCTGGTTATTTTGATTATCCACCAAAAGTTGGATTTAAGTTTAATTTCCATGATAATTGGATTGATAATATTTTTACTGGTTCAACAGAAACAACATTATCAGGTACTACGTATACATTATCTGGAATAACATTTACAAGTGGTAATACATTGCCAGTTGGTACAGAAGGATTAGTTGGTTCATTTATAGAATATAATCCACGAGAAATGAATGAAAGAATTGTGAGCGATGCATATCATAAAATCACAAATCCATTACCAATTTTCAATTACGGTCAAAATGGTAATGTTGATGGTTTTTCTGGTGCAACAAACTCAAATAGATTTGGATTATATTATCAACCATATCATAAGGTAATGTTAAAACAATTATCACCATATGTTGAAAACTCTAAAACAGACAATCCACTTAATACTGATGTTGTAATTAATATGCCTGATAATGCAACTTTTGATCCAACTGAAAATGTATGGAGATGGAGAGATGTTTATGATGATGGTTATATCGACCCTGATGGTAATGGTACTAATTTTCCATTTATGAATGGTAATCATTATGTAAGATCAGATATTAACTTTTATTTAAGAAACGAAAGATATTATACAAATAAAAAAGATGGTGTTAGTGATTTCAATGCTAATGCTAAAAATAACCCAAGTGATTGTTAAATGATAGTAAGAAGACAAACAACAGATCAAAATTTAATCATTAATACGGAACTTGATTTCCAAACTGACTTGGGTTGGGAAGATAATTTAATGCAATTCGAGGAAGAAATTCTAAATGAGATTATCAACCCAATTGAAAATTATGAAACAATTAGATATATACATTCGCCATATACGTTGAATGGTATATCACAAACAGATATTTGGTTTTATTTTTATTTTGCTTCTGGCGGAACATATAATCAAAGCTATGAATCAGTTAGTATATCAAATCAAGATAACGAACATTTATTACCACAATCAGTAAAAAGTTTTTTTAGATTAGAATTCTATAAAACACCAGGAATTGTAACAAATAATGTTTTAACATGTGAACCACCAACAAGACAAAATAGAAGATTGGTATTTGCTAAAAATTTATCATTACCAAATGGTGAAAAAGTATTTGATTCAGTTCTTAATGGACATTTACATATTCCAATATTCACAGGATCAAACTATAGAAATAAAGAAAACATGTATATGTTTTGGTTTGAGGATGAATCTGTTTTAACTGAAACTAATTTAAGTGGTAGTACAACTGGGAATACATTCTTTATGACAGCTAAATTCTATGATGCTGAAAATGGTAATATATTAGATTTTACAAATGATTGTTTTGATACTAGTCATACAGTTAATGAACCAAAAGATATGTATTATCAAGTTGATATTGATAAAGTAAATCACACATATACAATATCATATTATGATGGAGTTGTTGAATGCGAACGTGTTGGTACATCACAATTACCAATTAGATTTTTTGAAAAAGGTGGAGCAACATGCCCACCATCATTACCATATCATATTTGTAGTGATGTTACCCCAACACCAACATTAACTCCAACTCAAACAGTTACCCCAACTGTCACTCCAACAAATACACCAACACCTACCCCAACACAAACATCAGGTGGTGGTTCAGGTGGTGGTTCAGGTGGTGGTTCAGGTGGATCGGGAGGTACATATTACTGGTATGAATTAACTAGTTGTAATGATGGAATAACAAAAATAGTTGGTAGAAGTTCACAGTCAATTGATCAGTCACCTATTGTGTATAAAATAAATCAATATGATTGTTACAATCTTACTGGTGACGAAGTTGAAACATCATCTTTTTATGATTTAGATCAATATGATTCAACTAATACTTGTTCAGATACGTATTGTATAGCACCAACACATTATACTGTTTGGCGAGATTGTTTAAATAATTATTGGTATTATCAAGGTGATTATAGTTCTAGAACAACAGGTATTTCATCTGAAATAAATGTTGATAATAATTGTTTATTTTATGTTGATTACTCAACGTCAACATATGGTGGTACTCAATTATCAACGCCACCGATAGCTGGTGATTGCATGTGCTCAACGCCACAAATGTTTAGTGACACAGTACATATTAAAAACAGCTCATCTGATTTTAGTTGTGGTAACTGTGCGGATGTTGCTTCGTTTATTGCAAATGGAAATGCTGAAACATTCTGTTCTTGTACAACATTTACTGGTTCTGGATTCTCAGGATTGGCAAATGGAACTTACGTTATGTCAAATATTGCATCAAATGCGTATTTCTCAATAACAGTTACATCGGGTTCTGTTACAATAAATGGTTCTTGTGTTGAACCAATACCATCACCAACATATTATGAATATAGTTTAGGTTCTGGTAGCACAATCGCATTAGCATGCCCTGCTTCAAGAACCATAAGATATTCAGGTGCTAATTTGTTGGGTTTATATGATAAATTATATACAACAAGTGATTTAAATCCTAGTAATGAAGTTGCAACTGGAGTTTACAGCGATGGTATTTCAGCGTACACGTACAATCATGGAACTGGTATAGCTGACTGGTCAGGTTGTAATTTAGATTGTGAATCGTGGAATATTGTTAATAACGATATGAAATATCAAATACCTATTACTGTTACTTACACTGATTGTAGTAACCAAATACAAACAATTAATTTACCATATGGTGATATGAATATTTGCATAAAAGCTGGTACAACTATTTCAGGACCGTCAAGTAGTAGCTTTAATAATTCATATTGTTCTTCATAACAATTAATATAATAAAAAGAAAAAGAAGTTATTTATAATAGGTGAAAAGGACAAAATATACCATAAGAAGAGATACTATCGTCACAGGTTCGTTAATCGATACCACAACACATTCGTGGTTAGATGGTGATGGTAATATAGTACCTTGGGTATCTGGTTCCGTAGATATGTCACCTGCAACTGGTAGTGTTTTATATAATGTAAACACTTCAGGTAGTTTAGTTGAAGGATATTACAAATATAATGGTAATATTTGGTCACATGTTTCATCCAGCGTTGATTTATATCAAGACATTAATTTACCTATTTTATTAACTGCAACTGCAGATGAGTCAGGTCCAATGGTTGACTTTGATGGTGATATACAACACAACTACATTACCGCAAATTTCATGTATGAAATTAATGGTACAACTGTCACAGTATTTAATACCACAACTCATCAAGTTCAAGATGTAATTAATGCAAATCCATCATTATTGAATGATGTTGTGTTTACAATTAATTGGGGCGATGGTACAACAGATACGATTGGTAGATATGGTACCGCAACACATACATATAGTGAGATAGTTAATCAAAGGGTTTCAATAACAATGAATTCACCATACATTGCAAATACTGTTGATAAAGTAATTGCAATTGAAGGATTCTCTACGCCAACTCCAACTCCAACTATAACACCTACACCAGCAGCAACATCGGAACCAACTCCAACACCAACAAACACATCAACACCAACAGTAACACCAACTGTTACACCAACAAATACAAACACACCTACACATACTGCTACACCAACTGTAACACCAACAAATACGCCAACATCAACAGCTACTGTTACACCAACGGCAACTGTAACCCCAACAAACACGGCTACAGTAACACCGACAAACACAAATACACCAACAAATACACCAACTGTTACACCAACAAATACCGCAACACAAACTGTAACACCAACCAATACAGTCACACCAACAACAACACCTACACCAACTATCCAATGTTATTTTGGTATAGATGTATCTGTATTGGCACCAACTCCGACACCAACTACAACTGTAACACCAACAGCGACTGTAACACCAAGTATAACACCAACAAATACCAATACACCAACTGTAACACCAACTCAAACACCTACGCCAACTATTCTTTGTTACTTTGGAATTAATGTAAGTGTTCTTGCACCTTCACCGACTCCAACAACAACAACAACACCAACAAACACCGCAACGCCAACTGTAACACCAACAAATACGAATACACCAACTGTAACGGCTACGAATACTGCGACACCAACAGTTACACCAACTCAAACACCAACACCAACTATCCAATGTTATTTTGGTGTAGATGTATCGGTATTGGCTCCAACACCAACTGCAACTCCAACAATGACTGTTACACAAACACCTACAATGACAGTCACACCAACGAATACTGCTACACCAACAAATACTGCCACACCTACAATGACTGTAACACCAACAAATACGGTTACACCAACAACAACAGTTACGCCAACTAATACTGTAACTCCGACAATGACTGTTACACCAACAGCAACAAATACTCCAACACCAACAATATTGTGTTATTTTGGTATCAATGTGTCAGTATTAGCACCAAGTCCAACACCAACTAACACGCCAACACCGACGAATACTGCTACACCAACAAATACAGCAACACCAACGAATACTGTAACAGCAACACCAACAAATACGGTTACACCAACTAATACTGTAACTCCAACACCTACAGTTACACCAACAGTAACTGTTACACCTACGAATACTGCGACAGCAACGAGTACACCGACTCCAACACCAACAGTTTCTTCTGGTTATTGTGGTGATTGTACTTCATATGATATTGTTATAACATCGCAAGATTTGGCTGCAAGTCAAGATGGTAAAGTTTATGTTTATTATTACCCTTGTGGAACATATACAGGTGATATGGATTATTTAATATTTGCTAACCCAGGAACATATAACAATTATATATGTGCACAAAATTGTGCTAGCCAATCACCATATATTTGTGTGACAACAAATGAAGGATGTAATATTGCAAGTGGAGGATCAACATTACTTCCTTTAAGCGGTAACTGCGCAATTTCATATAATGCAGCGACAACAGTTACATGTAGTGATTCAACAGATTACACATTCACAATAGAAAGACCAGGATATACACATATTAATACTAAGTTTGATTTAGGTCAAACATATGGTAATGTTCAGGTAATAATAAGTGGTTTATCATATAATTCATATAATGAAATATTTGTTGGTAACTACGCAGAAAAAATAGGTAACACATACACATCAAATGCGGGTAATATTACAATAAATGGCTCAAATGGTATCGTAGGTTTCTATAGTTCAGACGGTAAAACAACTGTAGACGTTGTTGTATATTCAACAGGCACAAACGGTATTTTCATACCATATGATATAAATGTAACTGTTGGTTGTCCTACTACTTTAGATTGTGGTACCAATTTACCAGTACAAACATATGTGACAGGAACTCAAATTAATATAACCGATACTGGATATATTAAGTATGATACTGAATCTAGTACAATTTACAGATTTGTTTCTTCAACTGGAATGCATAGAATAGATGATTGTTTCATATATGAATCATTAGAACCAGGTGTTCCTTATACTGATACCGCAGCATTCACAATACTATACAGTGGTAATACATGTAACACTGGAACTGATGATTGTCTAGAAATTACATTTGTTTCTAATAATACTTCAGATGTTAGAGTTGGATGGACAAGCTGTGTTGGTTCTTGGAGAACTAGAATATTAACACCTGGTGAAATATTTACAACTTGTGGTATTAAAAATAGTGGATATGTGGTTGATAGTTCAGATAATGTTTCAATTTCACAAGGAGCAGGTTGTAGTGGTACAATAACACCAGCAGATATATATTACAATGACGCAAACGCTGAATATCATTTAAATGCGTGGTTTACAAATGTTAAAGATAATAACAACATTTGTCTTGGTTACCCAATCAGCTTCTACTATGTACCAGGATTAAATTTATTTGATCCACCAAGATACATATTCCAGGATGCTAATGGTACAACACCATTCCCATACAATTACGTTGCAATCTCATCATTTGGATTTGTATATGGATATGAATATAATAAAACAACTGGTGAAGTTGGATTACAAACATACACATGTTTAAATTAATTGAAAAATGAGTACACCCATATTAATACCGCAAACAAGTCAAAATTTTGGTAAAGTAAATAAAATTATTTGGTTCAATGTTTCAGATGTTGATGGTACTTTTAGTCTCAATTTGCACATTACACCAAGCCAAGTTGCCAACACCACAATTTCAATATTTAATCAAGGAAATAAAATTGAGGTTTTCAATAGAACATACATAAAGTCCTCAAATAATGATATTATTAATGAGACAGTAAAAATTAGACACACCCCTGGTCTAGATTCAAATATATATGGGATAAAAACCATTTAAAAGTAATTATAGTTAATGAGTAGTTCGTTTGACATTAGTTGTACAGTTCAAGGCGCAGCGCCAGACAATTTAGCCCATGAATGTGGTCTTACTAAGACGCTTTCGTGGACAGGTAACGGCACTCATTCCGGATTATCATTTTATTTAATTCACACCCAATTAAACAATCTTACACCAAGGTACGTTTTTAAAAACCCAAAGTCTTCTAAATTAATTAAATTTATATTTTCATCCAATTCATCTGTTAACGCAAAAGTAAGGGTAAAATATAATATTGATGGTGTTTTAACCGTTAGGGATGAATATGACCTTTCAGCATTAACAACAAATGTTGCAAAATACCATGAGTTATTAATTGATAATGACATTAAGTCTAATGCATTTATAATTTTAGATGTAATAACTAGTGACAATAATGCAGGTACAATTAGTGTAAATTTAGATTGCGATCCTCAAATTGTGTCAGCAAATTTCTGTTATGGATACACAAATTCATCACAGTATTGTTCGGAATGTCCACAAACAATTACATTATATAGAGAAAAAAGTTCTAATAGTAATATAAGTGGTTTAATAAATGTAAACGTTGACAATTTTTCACCATATAGTGATGGTCCATGGTATAATGATGCTGATCTTCAAGTTGAGGCGGACGATACTATTTTTTATACATACAAAGTTAGTGATAACAATAAAAGAAGCTATTATTCGTATAGTAAAACAACACACAAATTTAATTTAGAAGGTAGCTGTTTAGGTGGTAAGTATACATGCGGAAGTGACACTATTTCACAAACAAACTTAGTTTCTGATTATACACAAACAAATCCATATTTACCAAATACTCCAAACGTAAAATTAAACGGATTAATATATTCTATTAAAGAATTTATTTTTGAGTTACCAACTAAAAATAGAATTGTTCCAATTACAGTAACAACATCTGGAACTAAAAGAGATTTTGCATATATTATTACTGACGCAGTTAATGGTGATAGAGTTGGTAATGTTAGTTATGGTAATAGTTATAACGATCCATATTATAATGCTTGTACTGAGCTGAATTTATTTAGAAATCAAACACAACAATATTTCACAACAAATAGTGGTTACATAAGAGTTAGAATTGCGATCGGACAAAATAAAGGATTTAATGGTTCAGCTGTAACATGTTCTGTTAATGTTGGTTGTGGTCAGGAAATATATGGTTATGAAATGGGTGTTCATCCATATTCACCATATGATGCAAAAAATAACCCAAGAGTTGTGACCACATTATGGTCTACAACACCAATAGCATCATGGTCGGGATCAACATTAAGTAGTACTAATCCAAATGATAATCCATATGTCACAAATGGTACATATGTATTCAATGATGGAATATTAACTAATAGAGCTTTACCTTGGTATTATGCGACATATAATACGTCAATTAATCAAAACATATATCAAATAGGTAACGCTGTTAATAGATCATATGGTATTAAAATAGACAAACAACTTACAAAACATGGAATTTTTGGTAGCACAAATGTGAGTGATATTATTAGTGGACCAAAAGACTGGACAAATGTTGTTCATAATGTACCATATGTTCCAGCATGTATTGAACCAGCAATTGTTGGCGTTGGTGTTGTAAATAAAATTTTAACAAGTGCTGATATTAAAAAACCATCAGCATATTCGTACCTATTAGGTATGGGTACAATAGGAGCACCACCACCATTCCAAATTTCAGCAAATGATGGATTTTTCACGTTTTACAATTTCAATGATTCAACAAATACACCAATAACTGGTTTTGAGCATTTAGCGGATAAAATGGGTATTGCATATGGTAGAGCAACAAATAACCCAACATACATTAAAGCAATACAAGACGGTCTTGGTAGAAGTATTGCGTTAGGCGGATCAGCTGCTGCCACATTTACATTAGTTTCAATTTGGGGAACGGAAGTTGCAAATGATTTTGCTTGGTTAGTTGCGACTATATCATTTTGGGCTATCGCAGTTGTTGCGCTTGTAGCAACTATTTGGGCTATATTTTCAACATCATCTAGAACTTTAATACAAAATTGTAAACAATTTTATAAAAAATATACTGGTGAAAATTCACCGTACATGGCAACGGGAGTTACAATATATGACGATGTTAATTTGTCAAAATATACAGCAGACAGAAATTATTGTGATGGTGCATATTATTATACGGTACCTTCTAATACAACTGATGGTAAAATTACTAATAAGCAATTAGCATATAAAACAATTAACAATGTTAAAACGTATACGTTAAACATCTTTAATTCAACAGATGGATCACAAGAATATATTACTGATTTTTCCAAACTATTCTTTTTAGCATATGTTGCCGGTTACCCTGAAAAATACACAACACAACCAACTGAATATACTAATGATTCAACATCAGTAACAATATTACAAAGTAGTACTATAACAGGTGAATTAAATAATCCAGTTCCAATTACATATCAAATACCTGCTGGTACATTTACATCAACAGATTCTGTAAATGATGCCAATGCTGAAGCATTAAAGTATTTAATAACTTTAACTGGGTCTACTTACGATAATGTTTTTTCAACAGAACCAAAACCTGGTATTGAAACTGTAAATTTAATTTTTACACATGAAATTAAAGTTGAAAACGAACCAAATCTATTTTTAACATATTATAACAATAATGATACAAATGGTATAACTATTGGTAAAAAAATCTATTATGATATAAATGGTGATAGTTCAGTTTTAGATGGCTATTATTCCGAAATTATTGGCGGATCATATAGAAAATTTTATAAAACATCTGGTGGTACTGTAGTTGATATTATAATATGGCAAAATAGTTCTGACACAACTGCAACTGGTTCTTTAGGTACATACAGTGTAAGTACAAGTAATCAAGATTACACAAGTGTATGGTATATAACTGATTACAATTTGAGTGATATTGGTTTAAGTTTATATAATAATTTAGATAATTTAATAAATGATTGGAATACATCAACATTTTACAGTAATAGTAAAATAAGAAGAGGTTTTATACAAACTAGAGAAACTGCAGAAACTTTATATCTTTATGATAGTAATGAAAATTTAGATTCATATACTGAAGGTATTGAAAATATTTATCGAGAAATTTATCCATTTGATTCATTACCTTTTACATATCATAAAGCACATACGTTAACAATTGTACCATACGAAGTTTGTGATCTAGATTTAGTTCAAAATGGTATTAATTTCAATATATACGATGCTAACGGTAATCCATCACCATCATTTGTTGGCGTAACATTTAGCGTAGACGTTTATACTTATAATACTTTTTTATCAACGTACACAATAACAATAGGTCCACACGATAATTCATATTTTTTAGAATTAGATATTCCATATACTGGGCATACAGTTACTGATGTTAATAACTTTACGTATATATCACCAAACCCATATAACAAAACAACATTTACTAATGGTACGTTAGTACAAAATAATGGTGTTTCACCTTGTGATTTTTACATTAACACAAATTATATTGTGGATTCATTTGGATATGTTCAATATGATAGTTTTGATGTCGATACTCACAATGTAACAACTATAATTAATAATTTAACTGAAGGTATATATAGCATTTCTACACCAATTGTTTATGGCTCATTAATGCCAGTAATTGACACTAACACATATTATCCAGCAGCAAATATTAGAATTATTGAAACTGGAGATTGTTATGTTGAGGTTTCATTAACACCAACACCAACTCAAACAAATACTGCGACTCCAACAGTAACACCTACTAACACACCAACACAAACTGTTACGCCAACTAATACTAACACTCCAACACCAACAAATACACCAACACCAACAATATTGTGTTATTTTGGTATTAATGTGTCTGTATTAGCTCCAAGCCCAACACCGACAATGACTGTCACACCAACAGCAACTGTTACACCAAGTATAACACCAACAAATACTATTACACCTACAATAACACCAACAAATACACCAACACCAACAATATTGTGTTATTTTGGTATTAACGTATCGGTATTAGCACCAACCCCAACACCAACTATTACGTCAACACCAACAATGACGATGACTCCAACAAATACGTCAACACCAACTAACACACCAACAATAACAGCAACCCCAACATCAACTGTTACTCCAACCCCAACACATACACCAACACCAACAATATTATGTTATTTTGGTATTAACGTATCGGTATTGGCCCCAAGCCCAACTCCAACAAATACAATAACACCAACACCAACACATACGCCAACTAACACACCGACAAACACGTTTACACCAACCATTACACCAACACATACGCCAACATCAACACAAACACAAACACCAACCAACACACCGACAAACACGTCAACACCAACACATACACCAACACCAACACCATCATTACCGGCGTTAAGTGTTTCAGTTTCAAGTTCGTCAATACAATCTTGTTTCAATGTCAATGATGCTTCATTTACATTAAGTGCGAGTGGTGGTAATGGTGCACCATATGAATATTCTATAGATGCTACTAACTGGCAAGCAAGTGCAACATTTAGTTCTTTAGCTGGAACATCATATACGGGTTATGTTAGAAATAATAATAGAACAGGAACAATAGCTTCAGTATCTGTTGGTAGTTTAAGTAGAAGTGCACCAAGCGTAAGCATATTCAAATCTAGTTATAATGGTTACAATATTTCATGTAACGGCGGTACAGACTCAATTGTAGTATCTGGATTTACAGGCGGACAGGGTGCACCATATTCAGTTAAATTAAATTCTGGTGGAACGTATCAAACAACAACTACATCTAGAACATACAGTGGTTTAGCGGCTGGAACATATAATGTTTATGTTAAAGATTCTGTTGGTTGTGAAAATATAATATCAGTAACATTAACACAACCATCGGCTGTTAGTGCGTCTATTTCAAGTAGTACACAACCAACATGTTATAATGGATCTAATGGTTCGGTTACTGCAACAGCTTCAGGTGGTGTTGGTGGATATACATATTCATTAAATGGCGGATCATACCAAGCAAGTGCCACATTTAGTAGTTTACCAAATGGTTCATATTATATAACAGCTAAAGATGCTAATGGTTGTACCGCAACATCATCAACAACGACATTTGCAGTTACTGCTCCTAATGCAACAATTACACCACAAAGTGTTAGCTGTAACGGTGGATCTGATGGTGCAATAGTAGTTATAGGAGGTTCAGGTGGTTCAGGATCTGGATATAGTGTATCTATTGATGGATCAAGTTATTATACGATATCTGCAACTCAACAAAAAACATTTGGTTCATTAAATGTTGCAGGTAATCCATATACAATTTATGTTCGAGACGGATCTAATTGTATACAAGCATACAGTGTAAATGTGACGCAACCAGCTGTAAATACTGCATCAATATCAATTGTTAGTTATGATACCGGTACTAGCAATGGTCAGTTAAATTTAACATCAACCGGCGGTACATGGCCTAAAACTTATAGATTATATAAAGATTCAACAACACCATATAATGACTTTACAGCTAGTAGTTTAGTTGCAACATTTACAGGTGTAACATCAAGTTCACCAACAGTTACCGCAACTGGTTTATCATATGGTTATTATTGGTTAACATTAACAGATGCAAATGGTTGTGTGGCACAAAGTGCAACAGAAACTGCATTATTAAATTACACATATGTTGGTAATTATAGATCTGCAGCTACAGTAGCTTGTGGAGATACAACATCCCCATTATATAATGTTTATTTAAGTAATTTTGATTATTCAACATATACGTCTAATGCTAATTCATTAACATCTGGTATGACAATATACTCAACAAACTCAGGTGGTTTATGGAGTGGTGGAGCACAATTATATGATCCAAATAGTGGTAGCGTATTTAAAGTATCAAGTACTGGTCTACTTAGCTCATATCAAAACTGTTAATCATCATTGAAAAAATAATAAAATAAACATATATTTATAATTAAAGCAATAAAAAATGGCAAGATCAATATATCTGAACTTTAATAATAGTACTCAGATTAAATCAGATAATACAAGTACCTTTACGGTAACGACTAATTATTATTCTGGTTCAACCAAAACATTGATAAATGGTGGCAATTCCGATTATTCTAATTGGGATAGTACATCATATCAAATTTATTATGGCGGCGCCGGTAACGACAACAATATCACTTATAGTTTCGGTTTATATGACACATTTGCAAGTCAAGAACAATATACGGGTTTAACATATTCAACATTTAATGGCGCAAATTATGCTGTTAATGTAAATCCTGGTGCAGGATTAATTGAAATAGATGCTAGTGGTGAATGTCATACTACAGCATTTGGTGAAGTTACATCGGTAACACCAGGTCAAGTAGCTGTTGTAAGTGGTGATACGGTATATAGTCAATATTCACCAAGTAACTACACTGGTTCTGGATTAAATTATACAGCATATACACACCAAGATTTAACACAAATATCAACAATAGATGCACAAGGTAATCCAATGCCACCAGCACTTGTTGTTAGATGTGTAAATACTAACTTTGATTCACATTCAGGTGATACCGTAACTTTAACAGTTCAATATACTGGAGTAACATATGTTTCTGGCGGAACATCAACAACAACCACATATACCGGTCAGTTCCCACCAGTAACATTTAATAGATCATTATCAAATGGTTACAATGGTACTGATGGACCATCATCAAATCCGTCATCACAAACTTTTACTAAAATTTACGATTTCTTACCTGACCAAGTACCAACCATTGGTATTCATAGAGGACTTTGGACTTTCAATGTGTCAATAACAAGTAACAACACATATGCAAGTAACAAGTATGGTATGGCATTTATGATTAATAACGGATAGTAATATATCTAAAATCTTTATTTACACTTATAGATTTCTTATATTAAAGGTAAACCCTTATAAAGATATTTATAAGTGTAATTTTTTTTATGATAGATTTAGGAACTGTAACTGGATTTGTATTACCAGGAACAACAAATACTACGCCATTTAATGACCCATCATATATTGATTCTGGGTTATTTCCTAATGATATTAATACCCCTATTGACGAATTGGTTGACCAAATTTATTACCAACCAACCTCAAATTATACTGGATTTACATTTTTAGGACTAGGAGCAAGTAGATTATCAGAAAAACAAAAATATGGTGGTGGTTTGATTGAAGAGTTACAAAGTGGGTCGTATACAGATGGTCCATTATCTGGAATTAGCTGGACTGGATACACATTTGATGTGATTGGTGCCGATAATAGCATTACGCTTTATTATGAGGATCGTAGTGACGGAACAACACAAATAACAGGTTCAACAGCAAATATTACACAAGAAACCGCAATCAATTTTATGTTAACAAGAAACGAACATTTTTTGGGCTTTGTTGAACAACCATCAGTTTATTCAGATGTGTTCATTGAAAGAGGTAAACAGGGGGTAATGGAAAAGAATTTAAGATTAGGCGAAATTGACAATTTAGGTGAATTATCAATATATGGAAATGGATTTTTCAACGTCAAAACCTATTAAATCATATTTATAATAAAAAGAAAAAATGGCAGTAGGAGCATATGGTATAACAAGACCGGCAGACGTCTCACCAGCAGATGTAGAAATTTTCTATCATTATGTTTCTGGTAGAACTGCTGATATTGTACCAACATTTAAGAAATTGGACCCAGTTTCAGTTTTAACACCGGTTTATCATACTGGTACAACAACCTCTGATACATCGGCAATAGGTGCTGAAGTTTTGGGTGGTTTATATAATTTGAAATTGGCATCAACAGATTTTAGTAATTTGGGAATATATACATTAATGCTGCGTCCAAAACAAATCAGAACTTCAATTACTGATTGTGGTGTATTAGCTTCAATGCCATCAGTTAGGGGTTTAGTTATTGATTTAGGTAATATTGCTGCGGAAGATAGAGCAAAATTCATTCCTCAAGGATTAGTTGGTTATAGAATTGAATATGTGAATACAGATGGGTCAAACAAAAAAATGGCTAACTTTTACAGACTAGTAACATCGTCATTTTATTGTACCCCAGTTGTTAGTAATTTAAGCGACACAACAAATAAGTCAATTAGATATCAATATAGTGATGCAACAACCAACTTTGTGTTTTTAACTTTAACGCCAAGTTCTGCACCATCATCAAGACCAAATGTGATTCCATATATTGGAGTTCCAGGACAAAAAATTATTTTATCAAACACATATTTCAATCCAACAACAATTGAAATTGAAATGGTTGAACATGATGCTACAACATTGTCATATGCACTTTATGGTAACCAATCTAAAGCGGTTGCTCCAGGTGTATACACAATTTATGATAGTAATAACAACATTTACAAGCAATACAACTTATACGAAATTAAAGATCAATATAATGATACATTGTATGAGATTCGCGAACAAAAAACAATAATTGACGACACCTTGAATTTCACTAATATCACTAACGTATAATGGGGACAATAACTGGTAATACTTCTAATGTAAGATATAAAATCCCTAGCAAAGCGGCTAGTGGAGCACAGACTTTTGCTGATAATTTAGTGGGGGTGCAAATTACTGATGGTACCAGTCAATTAACAAATACTAATTTTGCGTTAGATAAATTTTATCCAGAAAAGGATAGTAAGGATTTCAAGACATCACCATTCTCTAATTTTTTTGTTTTAGACGATCTTAAAATTGAAACTTCTGCACCAACAACAACAAGTGGTACAAAACCAAAAGATGAAAAAATAAGATTTAAGGGTGGTATTGATGACGCAAGTAAAGCATTATTTGGTTCATTAGCTGCTAGAATATCAGTTTCTATTGGTAATATTATAACAGCATTCCCTGCCGGAATTTATTTGGATTCATCAACAGCTACTGCAACAACACCATATACGGCGAGCGGTATAACATATGATGAGATATTGAAAATCACAACATTATATGTTGAGACTAACATGTTTTACAATCCATTTGATATTGTTTATGTCGCACCTAACAGTAACACATTACCAGCAACATCAAACGCATTAAGAAATCTATTTTCAGCATATAAAAATTATGTAATTGATTTCAACGGAAGCACCTATAATGTTTTAACGTTTTCACAACCTGATGCTAATAATAATATAAAAATCACAGTTGAAGGAAAACCATTTACTGGTACAACAGAAACTGATAATTTTATTATTAGACCAACTAATTCAATTGTCGAAGAGTTTTTCAACAATTTAGATGACTTAGAAAATTTATTATTAACTAGAGATTCTAATCCAAAATATCAAGCTAGCTTTAAGGTTCCGACAGAAAGTTTGGATCAAAGTAAAATTGAAATATCAACATACACAGTTAACTGGCCAATATCAAAAGACGGATGGAATATTGAAATTGTTGGTTTAAGTTTTGATCAGTACATTTATCAACTATCTAGTTTAGCAAATGAAATTGATGATTATAAATCTAATTTAATTGTTAGATTTTTAACAGCACCTCAATTATTTGAGTTTGATACTGATGATCAAAAAGCACAAGCAATATTCCAAATATACGGACAATCATTTGATAGTGTAAAAAAATATATTGACAATGTGGCATTTATGAGAAATGTTACATATGATGGTATTGACAACGTACCAGATGTTTTACTTAAAAATTTATCACAAACATTAGGATTAGATACACATAGTTTATTTGATGAAACATCATTAGACGATACATTATATACAAGACAAGATAACACATTTAGTGGTTTAACACAAGGTATGACTTTGGTTGAAGCTGAGTATGAATTTTACAGAAGATTACTTGTGAACTTAGCACATATATTTAAGTCAAAAGGTACTAGAAACGCATTAGATTTTCTTTTAAGATTTTTAGGTGCACCAGAGCCATTAATTAAAATTGAGGAATTTGTTTATGATGTAACAAGTTTACCAGTTAATCAAAATGTTGAAGATGATATTCAAGATTTGATTAGCGGAACAAAAACAGAATATGTTATTACTGGTACAACAATAGACCATTCTGATTACACATATTATTATGATGGTGTACCATTATCACATTCAAGTTATCCATATACTGGTATCACATATCAAATGGCGACATTAACTGGGTCAACAAATCTTAATAGAGATGAATATCCAATTGATGAAAATGGATTCCCTAGAAAAATATTTAATGCTACTGATGATATCTTTTTCCAAAAAGGTGCTGGTTGGTATGAATTAACAACTGAACATAGATCTCCAGATATTATTGACACACAAAAATCAATATTGACAGGTAAAACAAAAACAATTATAACTAAACCAAAACCATTTACATATGGTGAGGATTACTTTAATTATTTAAGAAAATTACCAGGATTAAATTATGGATTTGGATTGAAGCCTAGAATTGATAATATTAAATCTAGTGTATTCACCGACGAAAATTCTGAAAAGTTAATTCTTAATAGAAAAAACGCAAACGTATTTTTATCACCATCACAAGCGATAGAATATGATATTTGGAGAAAAAATACAACAGGTGATACACTTAATGATTATTATAGTAATATACTTGATAGTATTGTTTTAAATTCTGCAACATCAAAATATGATAAATCATATAGTGGGTTAACAAGTTTTTACAATTCTTATTTGACAAATACTGGATATACACCATATGATTTTATTTCAGTGAATAATTTTGTTAATAAGTTAGGTCCATCTTGGGTTAGAATCATAGAACAATTTATTCCAGCAACAACATTATGGTTAGGTGGTAATTTGATTAGTAATACGGTTTTCAATAGATCAAAATATGCTTATAAAAATTTAAGATACGGTATACCAAACAATCATAGTTCAATTGTATCATATGACGATGATGAATTTAACTGTTCTAATCCAATACCAGAAACACCATTACCAACACATACACCAACTCGTACTCCAACAGCAACGCCAACGCCAACTGTAACACCAAGTCATACAGCATTACCAACACATACACCAACTACAACATCAACACCAGCAACGACTCCGAGTCACACACCAACGCATACACCAACACCAACAACAACACTTGTTACTTCACCAACACCAACACAGACTCAAACACAAACGCCAACACCATCATCAACAACACCATCTGTTTCAGTATGTTATACTGTAACATCAGGTGTTATGCCAGTAACCGGTGGTTCAGGTGCGCAGGCACAGGGTACAATAACAGTATCTAACGGTACTGTTAATATTTGGACAAAATATAATTCAGCTGGTAGTAGTTCAGGAACAGCACAATGGAGTGGAACATTTAATAGTATTCCAGCCTCTGGAACATTTACTATAATGAATTTGGGTGAATCACAATACACAACTAGTGGTGGTAGTGGAGGTAACGGATATGTAACATTAACACCAGGAACATATGGATTTTCATTATTGAAAAGTGATAATGTTTCAAACAGTGCGGGAATAAGTAACATTGTATGGTCTGTTAGTACAAACACAAATCCAAATATGGCAACAAATGCTAGTACATGTTAATAACAAATTAGAAAAATATTTATAATATATGAGCTTTTTAAATACAACATATTCAGCAACAGTAGCGGCTAGATTAACACAGAAAGGTAGAAATGCAATAGCTGCTGGTAACTTTAATATTAGTTATTTCACAATAGGTGATTCTGAATTTAATTATAGTGGACCAGCATCACAAAATGTGTTAACACCTTTTGATAAGGATGTTGATATCAAATATCCATTATGGTATACTAGCGGTACAACAATATATGGCGTGCCTGTAGCATATCCAATAACATCGGTATGTAACAATGCGATATTATCATCTGATCCTGCTAGTACTGGTTGGACATCAAATGTTGTGTGGGAACAAAATCCAATTGGATATACTGGTTCAACAGGATATACCGGATTTGTAAATGCTGCTTATTTAGGGACAAAATCATATTTTGGTTATACCTCAACATCAGGTCAGACATATTATGCATCTACTGGTTCAACAACAGGTACAACTACTGGTACAACAATTACCGATACATTAGGTAATAAAGTTACTATTAAACCTGAAGAACAAAAAACTATCGCAATATTACATTATACAAAAAATAACACAGATCCTTGGGTTTTCTTTAAGTATGATGATTATATTGCAACTGATGCAAATGGAGTTAGTAATTTTAGTTTATCATTACCAAATTTAATGTATCATAGATCAACAGGTACAACTGCTGGTGCAACTTTTTACATGAGTACAGGTAACACTAAAATGATGTCATCAAATTACAATGGTAACTACACTATTGAATATAAAGATTTGGTTGATGGTACTGGAAGTACTGCAAATACAGTTGGTAAAATATTTTTCAATCAACAAAAAGTTGTGATTGATGATGAGGATATTGCAGCAGTTTTAGATCCAGCATCAAGTAGAACATATACATTAACGGCGCCATTTGTTAATACATTAGCAAGTAACAATAACCCAATTACAGGTTTAACAACTAGTAAAACATTATGGGTAACATATAAAGTTAGCGGAGGAACAACTAACGATGATTTACCATGTAATTATTTTATGAAAGTTACAGGTTCATCTAATAATGAAGTAGTAACAGTTCAATTTAGTGGTAATAGTTTCAATTTTCTTAATAACGGATATAGTGCAACAAATTTTTATTTATTATTCCAATTAACAAATAACGGAGATAAACCATCTGCAACAGGTTGGAAATATTATGATGTAACTAGCGAATTAGGATCAATAAATAATATTAAAACAGGACATACGTTTACATTAGATCAACTTAAATTTACTGGAGGAACGCAGTTTAATTCAACATTAAGTTCTTTCGGAAATACTGGTACAACATTTGGTACAATACAACTTATAAGATCTAGTGATATTGAAGAAATGGTATTTAATTTAAGTTTACCTGACACTACGTTCAAGTATTCACAAAATCCAACAGTTGGTAATTCAACACCAATGATTACCGAGGTTGCATTATTAGATGCTAATAAGAACACATTAGTAATGGGTAAATTGTCAGCTCCAATTTCTAGAACAGGCTCTCAAGTAATACAGGTAAAACTTGATTTTTAAGGGTTTACATTTATTGTAATTTAATTTATAATTTATATTATGAGTAATATAGATATTAAATTCAAGAATAAACCAAAGATCTTAGGCTTAGATATTAGCACAAAGACCATTGGGTTTGCATTATTTGATTTAACTGGTTCTAAGTTATTAGAATTAACACACTTTTCGCCAAAGATAAAACCACAACCAGAAGATAAGTTAGAAGAACTTATGAAAAAAGCCGATGCATTCAAGAAGCATTTGGAAGGTTATAGAGACATGGGAATTGTTCGTGTTATTATTGAGGAACCATTATTAAATTCTAATAACGTTTATACCGTTGGTACATTATTAAGATACAATACAATGATATGTAAAAATATCTATGATGTATTTGGTATTGTTCCGACATTTATTTCAACATATAACTCAAGAAAATTTGCATTCCCAGATTTAGTTGGACCTAACGATAAAGGTCGTAATGTTTTATTTGGTGGTTATCCAAAAGACATTGACAAAAAGCAAATTATTTGGGAGCATGTAAACGCTGTATGTCCTGATATCAATTGGTTATATGGAAAAACAGGTAACCTTAAAAAAGAGAATTTTGACATGGCTGATGCCGCATGTTGTGTGATCGGATATGTCAATATGAACAAATCAGAAAAATAGGGCAAATGATATTTCCTTTTAGGAATAGTTAAGTTTATATTTATTAATGTAGGACGGGACGAGAGTTAAAAGCCTCGTTTGGTTGGTAGGGAGTCGAGGTGGTGTTCGGCTCCCATTTTTTTTTATCACATTTTTTATATATATTAATATCTAATGGAAGCACAAGAAATTGATTACTCAATCATTTTTGAGATTTTAGAGGATATTTTTGGTGACTATAGGAATCACAATGACTATAGATGCCAGGTGTCATTTGATTGTCCAGTATGCTCCTATGACATTAAAGGTTTGGACCAAGGCGACGGTAAAGGTAACTTAGAAGTTAACTACAAATATGGTGTATATAAGTGCTGGGTTTGTTCAGAAACAAATGGTACTCATGGATCTATATATAAGTTAATTAAAACATATGGTACTCCCAAACAGTTGAAAAAGTACTTGTTGTTGAAACCTGAGGATGATGAAAATGCACCTAAAAGAACATATAAAAAGGTAAGATTACCAAAAGAATATATAGCATTTAGTGATGCGCATCCAGCATTGAAAATGACACCAAACTTTAGGCAAGCATACAATTACATTAAGAGTCGAAATATAACCGACGAAATGTGTAAGAAGTATAGAATTGGCTTTTGTTTAACTGGTCCATATGAAAATAGAATTATTATCCCGTCATATGATGAAAATGATGAATTAACATATTTTATTGGACGTTCATATTTGTCAAAGACAAAAAGAAAATATATGAATCCAGAAGCACAAAAGGAGATCATAATTTTCAATGAATATTTAATTGATTGGGATAAGCCGATATACATTGTAGAAGGTGCGTTTGATAGTATTTTTATTGACAATGCGATCCCAATGTTAGGTAAATTTATGAGTGATCATTTATTTAATAAGTTATATGATAAGGCTAAAAAAATAATAATATGTTTAGACCCTGATGCTTGGGATGATCAAGAAAAGTTATATCACAAATTAAACATTGGAAAATTAATGGGTAAGGTTTGGAGTATAAAATTAGAAGGTGATAAAGATATTGCAGATTTACAAGGAAATATTAGTAACTATAAAGAAAAACAAATAGAATAATGACAATTAAAAATTTAGAAGAGATTTCGTTAGAGATTAAAGAAATACTTGAAAAAAGAAGACAAGAATTAGAATTAACTTTCGTAGAAGAAAAACACATCTATTTCATGAAAGATAATGATGGAATTGTAAAATCAAACTTTCCATCTGTATCAAAGATTATCAAAAAATTCCATAAGGCATTTGATGCCGAAGGTATGGCATTGAAAATGTCTAAAGGCGATCCTGATGCTGCTAGATTGTTGCAAGAACAGTGGAAGAAAGCAGGTAGTGATTCAACTAATATGGGTAGTAGGGTTCACTTTGAGTTAGAGAGTGAGTTAATTGGTAGATATAACAACTACAAAGAAGTTCGTCAACCAATTTATGAAATTGATAATGAACAACAACGCAAGAGTGATAATATGATTGCTGCTGGTAAAAACTTTTTAGATGTTATGCATGATAGAGGTGCAACATTATTAGATACTGAGATCGTTTTAGGTGATCCTAATTTACAATATACTGGTCAACCAGATAAAGTTTGGTTAATGGTTAATAAAAACAAGGATGATTTTGGATTTGTTATTACTGACTGGAAATCAAATCAACCAAAGAATTTTGAGATTAAGCATTATACTGGTAAAATGTTTAGACCGTTTGATAATATCCCTGATAACGCATTAGGTCACTATTATTTACAGTTGCCATTATACGGTAGATTGTTAAATAAAATGTTAGAGGGAACAAAATACGCTAATAAAAGATTATTAGGATCTGTTGTGGTATTATTGAAAGATGATCAGACATATGAAGAATATAAAGTACCGCCAGAAGTTCAATATAACGTTTATAATTTAGATATATCAAAGTACATTTATAGAAGATGATAAAAAAAATAATACATATTGCCGACTTACATATTAGGACTATTCAATTGCATGATTTGTATAAAACACAATTTAAAAAGTTATTAATAGATTTAACTATTGAATTAGGAGATACTAATTATGATGAAACCAGAATAGTAATTGCTGGAGATATTGCACATCAAAAGATTAATATTTCTAACGAACAATTAATGTTAACAAGTTGGTTTATTAAATCATTAACAGAACTTGGTCAAGTAGTTATTATACCCGGTAATCATGATTTCTTAGAAAACAATACACAACGATTAGATAGTATTAGCCCTGTTGTCGATTTATTAGATAATAGCAATATTCGATACTATAAAGATAGTGGTGAATATATGGATGACAATATCCAATGGATCGTATATTCCTTATATCAACATAATGCTCGTCCTGAGTTTACAAAAGACGAATCCAAATTAACAGTTGGTTTATTCCATGGTCCTATCCAAGGTATGTCAACTGATTTAGGATATGAGTTTGAGGATGCATATGACCAGTTAAACTTTGTTGATTTAGATTTATTGTTATGTGGTGATATACATAAGAGACAACAGTTTGTTTTACCTGGTGGAGGAAAAGCGGTTATGGTTGGGAGTTTAATACAACAAAATTTTGGTGAGACAGTTAAACATCATGGTTATGGTGTATATGATGTAGAAACAGATGAATATGCATTTCATGATTTACCAAATGAACAACCATTTCTTCATTTTACAATAAACGACATTAAAGATATTGAAGATGAAACAGAAGCACACGTTAACGTTGGATAATGAGTTTATTGAATTTTGCGAATTGAATAACATTAAAGACGTCAACAAAAAAGCAAAAGAAGTTTTTGATCGTGGATTTACAATATTGAAATACGGGGAGTTACCAGGGTCAAACAAAGAGATTGTTGAAGTTGTAAAAGAAATAACTGTAGAAGTTCCTGTCGAAAAAATTGTTGAAGTTAAAGTACCATATGAAGTAGAAGTAATTAAGGAAATAATAAAAGAGGTTCCGGTTGAAATTGTAAAAGAAGGTGAAACAAAAACAATAATTAAAGAAATTATTAAGGAGGTTCCGGTTGAAAAAATAGTAGAGGTTACAAAAGAAGTTATAAATAATAAATTAGTAGAGGAATTAAAAAAAGAAAACGAAAGATTAAATAACGAGTTAAATCATATCACAGATACATTAGCAAAAGCAGCTAAAGCTAGGGTAATGAAAAACAGCGATTTAGGTTCTTTATACGATGAATAATATGAATATTTTAGAAATTTTACAGAACTGCATTATTAAACATTCAATTGTTGAAGATAATAATGGAAAAGAAATTGTTAACAGAAATCGAGGTTTGCGATATGTTGCAAATTACATGAATGTTAGTGTAGGTACAATAAAAAGATGGATCGAATTGAAAGACGTTCCTAGATATTACGTTTTTGATCTTTACAATCTATTAGGTGTTGAAATTGATTATAAAAAATTCACAGCTAAAGATAAAGATCAATTCTTTACAAGTAAATCAACCGCTAAACGTTGTTATGATCTTTTCAATGAAACGATCAAAGAGCTTGATGGTGATAATCTCGATCAGTATACCTATGTTGAACCATCAGTAGGTAATGGTAATTTTTATGATTTATTCCCTGAAGATAGAAGAATTGGTATTGATATTGAAAGTGAAATGGAAGGTGCTGTTATATGTGATTACTTGAAATGGAAACCTGAAGATGATAAAAAGTATTTGGTATTGGGTAACCCACCATTTGGGTTAAGATCTAATTTGGCATTAAGGTTTCTTAATCATTCTAATTATGCTGATTATGTTGGATTCATCTTACCACAAATATTTGATAGTGAAGGTAAGGGATCTGCAAAGAACAGAGTATTAGGGTTAAATTTAATTAAAAGTGTACCAATCAGACCTGATTTTTATTATCCAGACGGTAAAGAAGTTAAAGTTAATGTTATATTCCAAATATGGTCAAGACATCATAGTATTGAAGTTGAAAAACAAGAATGTAAAAGTTATATAAAAGTTTACTCATTATCTGATGGTGGAACAGTTGCAACAACTAGAAACAAGAATATGATTGGTAACTGTGATGTATACTTACCACAAACATGTTTTGGCCCTGAAAAGATGAAGATATATGATGACTTCGAGGAAGTACCAAAAAGATGTGGATATGGTATTGTGTTCTTGAAAGAGAAAGAAACGTTAACAAATTTATTCAACGAAACAGATTGGTCATTGGTTTCTTTCAAGTCAACTAATGGCGCATTTAATATACGAACTGACTTGATTAATAACGTTTTAATTAGAAAAAATTTAGTCGATTAATTTTTTTTTACAACATATATTTCTTATATTTTATAATAATAAAAATATATGTTTATGTTAATGTTGTTTTGGATTTTAGCTGCCTATGGCATGTCTACTATCATTGTTTACGGGTCAATATTTGAGAAGTTAAGGGGGTTTGTAATTAAGCAATCAACTTTTTTTGGTACGTTAATAACGTGCATGATGTGTACTAGTTTTTGGGTTGGGGCTTTTATGTCATTATCATTGAAAGGTCTATCTAACCACTATTTAACTGCACCATGGTTTGTTTATTTATTTTTTGACGCATGCTTTACATCTGGAGCAGTGTGGGCCTTAAATGGCATAATCGAGTTCTTCGAAGAGAATAGAATTAAGTAAGATGAATTTTGCGTTAGAAAACAAAACGAAAAAAATTATTAAATTAGCAGTTCAGAAGATAACTGACACAGTTGATCACTATAAAGAAACAATCACAACGACAGCTAAAACGCATGAAATGCAAGAGCAAGGACAAGAGAATGCTGATAGTGTCGATATGCAAGTATGTGATATATTAGGTTCAACAGAAAACGATATGTCATTTTATTATGATGAAGTTAAGTATATTGTAAAAATTGTTGGTAAGAACAAGAAGAGATCTTTCGGTGACATATATGCTGAAATATATGTGGTAGAAACAAACGAGCTTTTTTATAATTTCCCAATTAACACCAAAGTAACATTTGAGGATGACAATGGTAATCCTAACTTAGCGGCATTCAATAGAATATTGAAAAATTGCATTGAGGGATCGTTTCATTATTTTGTGTTTACTGTTGATTGTTCTTTGCGTAAGATAGACAATAACGGGCCTATTTCAGTATACTGTGTAAATGTGCCGTATATAATGAATTTAGAACCATTTAAGTATGTTAACTATAATGCTGGTCCTGGTCAGATGATGTTAAATAAAAAACAATTACATGAATTAAGGATGTCAACTGATGATAAAGTTTTATTTGATGCTGATATGAGCTTTAAGGACTTTGATAATGTTTTACATTTATATAACGAAAAAGTACAAGAACATATTGAATTGAGAATTCAACAATTTGAGGACAAGAAAAATGTAATAACTGAGAGTAAAGATAAATTTTATTAATGGCTAAAGCTAGAGCGAGAACACAAAAGGCTAAGGTTGAGAGAGAGCACAAACAACAGATGGGTCAGTTTATGACACCATCTGATTTGTCATTGTCCATAATTGAAAATAACGATTATACAATTGAAAGTAAGGTATTGGAACCATCATTTGGTGAAGGATCATTTGTGTTGAATCAAATTGATTTATTTGCTAAGAATGTTTATAAAGATTCTTCTCCAGAAACAATTAAAGAGATATTAAGAACTAACATATATGGATGTGA